GGGGGGGGGTAATTTTATTTTTTTTTATCCTTCCCCACTTCAATTAACACACTGAAAAACGCCTAAAATTAGATATTCGTACCTTTCAGGAGCATTTGGAAGCTACGAGTACCTTTGAGTACCCTTAGTTTAGAGGTTTCCCTAATTGTCTTTTTTTGAAAATCTTTGGTTATTCTGGGGGTTCTGGCTTTGTGAACTCTGAGTGATAGGTATAAATACTTAGACCACGGGCTTAACCGTTCTTTCCTAATCTTCCCATTCAGACAATAACACTTCAACAGTTAGGGACTTTTTAGCCATTTTAGACCATTAAACCCATTTAGGCTATATTCTCACCATTTTAAGGATTTTAAGTTTACAGGGCTATTTTCCACCCCTTCCTCACACTCCATCCCTCCTAGACAATACCACGTTTAACCTATCAGGTTATGGTTTAACCATATTAAGCATAAGGCAAAAAAAAAAAAATTAAAAGTGTTGAAATCCGCTCTGAGAAAGGCTTTGGGGTGGAAAACCTTTTGGGAAATGGAAAACCTAAAAAAAACCTCTTGACATTTCGCTCAAATCATATTATGATGATAAGCATGGATACGAGACTAGGAAACCCTAGGGTCTTGAAACATTTAACCTATCGAAAAAAAGGATATATTATATATATATGCGCGATTTTTGTGCAAAATTGGCTGAAACCTATACGCTGTAAGGGTTTCACGGTTTGGAATAGGTAAGGCTAAACAACAAAACCCTGAAAACACCTCAAAAGGGGATGTCCTATGCCAAAACACAACTTAATGAAAAACTAAATCTCCAAAGGTACTTAAAGGTACTTGTAGCTCCTGAATACTCGCAAAAGGTACGAATATCTAATTTTTGGGGTTTTTCAGTGTGTTGATTCGATATACCCCACATAAAAAAAATAAAGTTACCCCCCCCACTACATAGTACAAAGCAGACCAAACCCATACTGTGACTGAGTTTTATTGATTTTTTAAATGCACTTTAGGAGTACAAAAAATTTAAAACCCTTGATATGATTGAGTTTTATTGATTTTTAAAAAGTAGTACAGTCTGGGTGTCACATTTTAAAAATTTAAAAGTTGGCAAAATATGGCATGAAATATTTAAAGGTACTCAAAGGTACTTGTAGCTCCTGAATACTCTTAAAAGGTACGAATATCTAATTTTTGGGGTTTTTCAGTGTGTCGATTAGATATACCATACATAAAAAAAATAAAGTTACCCCCCCTACTACATAGTACAAAGCAGACCAAACCCATACTGTGACTGAGTTTTATTGATTTTTAAATGGTACTTTAGGAGTACCAAAAAATTGAAACCCTTGATATGACTGAATCTTATTGATTTTTTAAAAGTAGTACAGGCTGGGTGTCACATTAAGTAGAGAATAAACAAACGGTAGACACTTCTAAGAACGGTTAACTGAGAAATCTAAAAAACGGTTAACAGAGCGAAAAAAGACAGAATTTGCCATATAAAGTTATATGGACTAAAAATTTAGGTGTCACAGTGGGGGCATTATTTCGATGAAAGGAAAAACAAATAAAACCAAAGAAGAAATCAAAACACAAACAGAAACGTTGTTTGAAATTTACAAGCTAGGCGGGGTATCAGTTAGAAGTTTAGCAGAACGATATGGGATTCCGTGGACAACCTTAAGAGACCGATTCAAAAATAGGTATGGAAAAATCTATACCAAATATAGGGCTGATGAGGGGACGATTCACGGAATCGTAAAAGAATACATGACTAAATTAAAAGGTAAACAATTAAAGGTGGTTTCTGATTGGTACAAAGAACATAAACAGGAACTGTTGTTAATGTCGTTAGATGACCAATTAGACCCAAATAGAACTAAAATCTATACCGAGCATCGCATGGATACTGAAACAAAAGCTCAATGCAGATTGCCGTACAGTTTGGGAGATTCGCCATATTTGACGGGCAAGTATGCACCGGTAATCGATGGTGAAGATATTGATGGTGATTTGCCGATAACTTGGTGGGATGCTTGAAAATCGCCCAAATTAATAGTGAGGTGCGAAACGTTTAGAGTTTCAACCTAAGTCCTTTTTAATAATCAAAGTAGGTGATCAAATATGCCTTTAGTATACACTCCCGCAGTCAGAGGGGGAGCAAATCCAGCCAGTGGTAGCTATCTACTAGACCCTCAATATGTAAATAGTGGTGTAGATATTCTACAAGCAACCTATGGCTATAATATTAATGGTTCGGCAAATGCTGACCAATTGTTGCAACGAGATGCTATTTTAGCTATTCTTGAATATGCTCTTAAAGATACAGCTTTTGTAAATGCTATTCAGGCTGTTGCGGCTGGTAGTGGTGTTACTACACCTGCTAGTTTTGTAAGTGCCTGTGTAACTAAACTTACAGCTTAGATTTCTCCTGTGTTTTTCTCTAAAAGCCAATTCTTGAAGGTATTGGCTTTTTTTTAGGAATAAATAAAAATGGAATTAGTTTTAGTGACTGGCTTGATTTTAGGTTTTTTTATTATTTTGTTCGGAATGTTTTTAGTCACAGTTGTAGCCCTAAACAAAGTTAAAGAAGACTTTGCTCCAACAATTGACGATGAGATTGATAATTTTTTAATGATGAGCCAAGCGAACGATAACTGATAAATATTAGCACATCCTAATCAGCTTCGCAATCTAGCAGAAAAGACCACAGATAATTTTTATGTTTGTTAAAACTATTTAACATCTCGTAAACCTTTTGAGTGTCATAAACATATGGAAAGACACCAGTGTATGGTTGGTGATAATATATTTTGCAATAAAGTCCGTCTTCGCTTATTAATAAATGACAGTCTAATTGTTCTAGCTTATTCTCAAGTTTTAAAGCAAATTCTTTTACGGTAGGGGTAAGAAGGCAAAAATTGAAGGCGTTGTAAAATTCCATTTGATTTCTCCTGTTAATTTCTTGCTGACAACTGATAACCGATAACCGATAACTGATAACTGATAACTGATAACTAAGTAAATAATTTTGATGCAGTTGCCAACAGATAGACCCACTCTTCTTCAAGCATTAATTCCATTTTAGAAGAGTCAGCTATATCAAATAAGCAAAAGTCAACTTCGTCTATACGAACACCGTCGTAATATAACTCAATATCAGTCTCTGGAAATACTGTCATAAAGCCAAATTTAAACGCGGCATTTTGACGATTTTCGCAGGTTAGTGTAGCTGAATGGTCTGAATTTACTTTTAACTTCCAGTTAATAAGTGAGGGAAAGTCTTCCTTGAAATGAGTTTCATTTACCCATTTAGCAATTTCATCTATTATCCTTTCTTGACCTTTTTGAATAAAATAATAGATTCCTTCTGAATATCGAAACGGATAAATTAACTTTGTTTCGTACCAGTTTAGCTTAAATTCTTGCGGCTCCGAGTCAATTTTAGGGAATTGTCCTATGTCGATTTTGGTCATGAAAAATTTTGGGTTTGTTTGCTTGCTTGATGAAACTGACAACTGATAACTGAAAACTGAGGACTGTGGAGTGTTGTTCACATTTCGCACACGACCCGAAAACCAATAAAATAGTGACTATGGTCATGGAAGCCAAAATTGTGGTAGCGAACAGCACTTCGACAACTATAAAAATCGCTTAAAAAAGAACCGCCACGATAAAAACCATTTTCGCACCATTCCCAGACGTTCCCGTGCATATCAAACAAACCCCAAGCATTTGGCTTTTTCTGTCTCACAGGATGAGTTGTATTTTGAGAATTTCGACCATACCACGCAAAATTCTGTAGCTGAGTGACATCATCACCAAAACAGAAATCAGTAGAAGAACCAGCACGACAAGCGTATTCCCATTCGACATCTGTAGGTAGGCGATAGGTTTTACCTGTTAATTGACTCAATTTCTGACAAAAAGCTTGAGCGTCGTCAAAACTAACCATTTCTACTGGATTTTGGGGATTGTTTTGGCGATAAGAGGGGTTGTTTCCCATTAGTGCTTGATATTGCGCCTGAGTGACTGGATATTTGCCAAAACTCAAATTACCCATTTGACGAATTTGAACTAATTCAATAGAACAGCAATCTTTCTGCTCTTTTTGAATATTGGCTGGTTGAACTGTCTTTTTACTAGGCATCGTGAATTACTCCCGGTTAACAGAATATTTAGGGTTGTTTTTGAGTTTTCAATTAATTAAGCAATTGATTGCTTTTTAGTTGCTTATTTTCCTGTAGGAGTAGATGAATCTCGCATTCCAAGTCGTGAACGCGTTGTTTTAAATTATTAACCCACGCTTGGCTGTATTCTTTGCTCTGTTCTAATTCTTGATTGCTCTGTTCTAATTCTTGATTTTTTTTTCTCCAGAACTTGATACTCTTCTTGTAGTTGTTTGATCCACTTGTTAAAATGTGCTGTTTCTGAAGTGATATATTTTAGGCACTCTTGATACTCCCGTTCTTTTGAGAAAGCTAACGATTTGATTGACTCTTTTAGTTGCTTATTTTCCCGTTCCAATTCATGGACGTAAGCTGTTAAGTGATGTTCTTGGACAGGTTCACTCAGTAACCAATCAACAAGCGCAACTTGTTGTTTTTCGGAAAAAGTCAATTCTTCATTGGTCTTTAATTCATTATCGTTTTCCTGATTTCCGGGAATATACTCACAGGACTGAATATAATCCCATAAATCATTAAATTTAGCGCAATCGTCTTGATTAAAACTTTCTAGTGCGTCAAAAAGCCTGTGTGGGTCATAATCTGCAATGCGTGACCCTTGCCCTTTGATCGCAACATAATCACTGTTGTCGGTAACGGTGATTATCCCGTGTTTTCCTTTAAAATAATCTTTATTGACTTTGTTGAGGGTTTTTTCGATATGTTTAATCAGGGACAGTCTTTCGCAGTCGTAAACCAGCCAATCATGATTAATGTTAGCCATTATTATTACCTCTTGTGTTTGTTTGTCTAGATTTATCTTACAAGATTCTCCCAATAAAGTCAACTATCGGGGAAAATTATTTTTCTGAACAGATTTACTACTTCTTTGTGTGAAGCGTTGAAGTTGAGATGTTTTGAGTCTTCAAGAAGGCTTCGATTGTGTCGATTGCTTTCATTATAGCACTTAAATCCTCAGTAGTGTGCAAAGAGAGATTTTCAGACCATTCGGAAATGGCTTTTACTTGTTTTTTTAGGCGGAGGATGCAAGAAAAGTTCTCATAGAGCTTTTGAATAGCCTCAGTGACTAAAACAGCATCGACACCACCATAGGAACCCGAAAAATGATAGAAAGCAATGCCGTCTTGATAATAAGGTGTACGGTCTAGGGTAAACACGACATTTTTAAGTCTTCGGCTATTGACACATAAAGCACGACAGCGTTTAGCAGTTATGTGGTCGATACGGAATATTCTAAAATATTCGCTCCCGAATGATTCTTCGGCAAAACCAATACTTGCAACTTTGTCACCAATATCTAATATTTTAGTCATTGAAAGCCTCCAAAATTTGACTTAGGGAATTTACTTGCAAAATCGCTAGTTCCGTCTCGGAAAAAACAAGGACTTTAGATTTAGAAAGTGTCAAACTATCCAAATTTTTAGATAGCTGACTTAAAAACTCGAAAGTTTTTAAATGAAACTGAAGGTTATCAAGGTTTAAAGATTCTAATTGGGTACTCAAACTGTGAATATATCGTTTGATTTTGAGGTATAAGACTGCTTGAAGGTATTTTCTTTTACAGACTTCATCCCAAAGCCACAGATAATCAAAGCTAGAGGAGAAAGCAGGGTGATGTTGTCCTCTCCAATTAGCTAAAAATCTAGAGTCACGAGGGACTAAGGTACGATAAACTGTGTAATTAGACGATTGTTTGTAGTCCTTCATGTTAAAAGGTTTGTAGTCATTTATGTCAAAAGGTTGAATACGAGCAAATTTAGGAGTAACTGAGTGAACTACGAAAACAAAAGGGATGGCTGATAAACTGTATACCTTTTTTTCGAGACCAAATAATTTATCACCAATATTTAATTCCATAAAAAATTAGGTGTGGCTGTTGAACTTGGATGAAACTAATATATCAGATTTTGGAAGACTTGTCAAGGGGTTTTTGAAAAAATCGCTCAAAACATTTCCGGTAATCTAAAATTAAGCTAAAATTAAGCTAAAAATCAAAATATGACGTTAGAAGAATTAAAGGCATTATTGGAAGAATCACAAGCCTCGCTATTAGAGCAAGTACAGACCAGTTTAAAGGGAATGAAAGGGGAAATTCTCCAAGAAGTGGACAAGAAAAATTCTGGCACAGTCAGTAGTATATTAAAAAGTTTAAAACCTAAAGAAGAAAAAGTGCCAGTTTTGGAGGAAAAAGCACCAGTTTTGGAAGAAAAAGCACCAGTACAGGAAGAAGAGAAAACTAAATTAAGTTTAAAAGCATTGGAAAGACAAATTGCAGATTTTAAAGCGCAGTTAGAAGAAAAAGACAAGAAATTACTACTAAAAGAATTGGACGGCAATCTATTAAGTGCTTTAAATGGTAAAAAAGTTTTAAATAGTGGAATTGCTTTGAAGGCTTTTAAATTAGAGAATGAGGGCAATTTACAGCAAGAAGACGGTATCTGGTATGTCAAAAACGGAGAATCTGTAGTTTCGTTAGATACGGCAGTAGATAAATTTTTAGAAACCGATTTTGGAAAAACCCTACTACCTCCTACGTCTAAAGCAAGAGGTAGCGGGTTAAAACCTCAAAACACAATGGTAGCCCCTAAAGAAGATAGTAAAAAGAATAGCCTTGATGATTTGTTTTTAGAGGACTAAGCCCGAAAAATTCAATAGATAGTTAAACATTGGAGAGCAAGCACAAATTTCACTAAAGTTGCTTGTTCTTTGATGTTTAAGCTACGATTTTTAAATTTTTCAAAATCAAAAACCGCCGCTTCAACCATATTGGAAAGAATTAAAGGAAAATCGAAAATAAAAACATCAGAAGTATCAGAATCAGGTGGTTGAAGGTCTATCCAATAGTCCCAACTGGTGTCTGAAGTTGGATAGACTTCAAAATGAAGATGGATAGAATCGGAATGTTTATTAAATTCTAAATTTTTGAGAAACATTTTGGAAACCTCGTCTGTTTTTTCTATGATAGCACAGGTTAGGAAAATTTTCAAAAAAAAAAATTCGCCCAAGACTAATTTTAGAGTGCGACTACAGGCATATTTAACTTGTAGATACCGTTGCCCCGGATAAAGTGCAAAAGAAAAATCTACAACAAACACAAAGAAAATGGCAAAGTTAAATTTAGCTGTACTCAATAACGTTTTTTCGGAGTTATTGACTCAAGAAATTAATCGTAGTGCAACGTTTTTAGGATTATTAAGCAAGTTTCCCGAACGCAAATCAAACATCCAATGGGGTGTAGGAATGGGTGGGACTACCGCAACTGGGGTAGCGATTACTGGTTCTGCACCTGCGGCTTCAATGGATGCAACGTTACCTGCTCAATTGCCTATTAGTGCGGCAAGTGTGCAATCAACTTTTACGCTAAATCTGAAGGAAATCGAAGAGTCTAAAGAACAAGTGACCAATGAGGAATTGCGTAATTTGTTGGAAACTCAAATGCGAAATGCAGTTGAAGAAATTGCGACTACCCTGAACAAAAAATTGTATGAAGGTTCCGGAGCTATTGCAGATGGGGGTCTAATTGGGTTATCAATTGCGGCTTCTGGACAAGACTACGCGGGTATTTCCAGTGCAACCTATCCATTATGGAATGTCTCTGAAGTAGATGCGTGGGATGCTACTGCAACTGGTACGGATAAGCGTCAAGCATTAAAAACTGATTTTATGTTAGAGCTAGACCGTAAAATCCGTTATCGACCCGGTGCATATGACCTTATCTTGACGACTCCTAAAGTGGTAGAGCAGTACAAAAAGGTTTTTGAAGCTAATCGTAGCTATCAAATCATCACTTTTGACGGTCAGCGTGTACCTTTAATTGACTTAGGATTTAATGTAGCAGGGTACATGGGACGACCTATTATTGATGACGTATTCTGTTCTCGGACTCGGACTGCCGCAGAATCGGCTATCACTACTGCGCTAGGAACTGCCGTAGATGAAGGTGTAATGTATTTTCTGAAAAAAGACGATTTACGCTTCTATTCTACTCCTGTAGCTGGAGCTTTTTCTGCCAATGGTGTATATACCTTAATGCGTCAGTTAGCCCAAACTTCCTTGTATGTTGATAACTTTGTAGTTGGTTGTATTCCTCAATTACAGTTAACTACTCGTAAGAATGTAGGGGTTATTAAAAATATTAAGGTAGGGTAGATTCACCTCTAATTCCTAAAATTAAAGCAGGACTGTTTGCCTGCTTTTTTTGTTTTAATTAATATCAAAATCTCCGGGGTCAAAACAAAAAGTCTTAACTAAAGATTCGGTCAAATCTTGCAAATCTTTTAGAAATTCAAGTTCTAACGTATCCAAAAGTTTTAAATCGTTAGAGGCTTGTGCTTTGAGAATCTGAAGAATATGACGTTTCAAGATAAGTCTTTCCCTCTTGATTAAGGTATCAGAGTTGATTAATTCTGCTTCAACTTCCAATATCCTTCTATTTAAGAAATCCTTTATTTTAGTTAAGTTTTTAAAACTATTTGAAGCCATGATTTTCTCCTTTTTCTAGCCTTTTCAGATTGTGGAGTGTCCTTGTTTTGAAACTTTGAAGAATCTTTCTTTGAATTAACAAGCTATTTTGTGTGAACTGACCATTAGGTAGATTCAATTTGCTATCTATTTCTTGAATTTTTGTATCAAGAAAGTCTCTTATCCTTTTTAAGCTTTTCAGTCTATTGAGAGACAAAGGGAGATTTCCTTTTTCTAAGGGACAAACATAGTATAACAGAGATTTTAAAATCTGTCAAGGGGTTTCGCCCAAAAAAAAAGATAGAGTTAAAAGTAAAAAAAATGTTATTTAGTCCCGAAGAAGTAGCGAGAATTAGATTGTTGTTAGGATACGAAGAGTTTCCAAAATACGAACAAGACATTAATATTGCGCTTGAAAAAATTAAAGACGAAATCAGATATGATAGAGTGATTGCACTGGTAGATAAAATAGAGGAGATTGATGGAAAAATTCAACAATATGTAGAAAAACTCTATGTTGTGGAAGTTGAAGGTATTAAATTGCAATACCAAAGCATCATAGATGGACTAAAAAAAGAAGGGACGAGACGATTAAAAGAATTAGCCCACCAAACGGCATTAGATGTACGGTATAACCCTTTTAAAGGCGGTGGGCATGGATTTTCCTTCGTCAGTTTTCCTTGAGACTAAATTTTGAATTGTTTACCGAGAGAATCAGCGATGAAAGAATAGCTTAAAGAGAGAAAAGAAGAAACCTCTTTTATTTGTTTAGGGTTAAGATAGGGAATATCATCCATAGACGAATCGCCAGATTCTCCTTCAAACAATTTACGAACGGGAATCCAACCAAGAAAGTTCCCAAAAAAGGCAAGCTGATTAGAAGCTATCGCACAGTGTTCAAGTGCTGACCAATGACCGCTTTTGACTAAACGGAGAAAAAGTTTAACATCGGCGGTAACGTTAGAATTACCACTGTGATTTAAGTAGGAAACTCTTGCACATCTTGCACTAGAGAAAGCAAATAGAACCAAAAAGTCGTCTTTGTATTTTTCTTTTTCTTCAGGAAGGACATAGGGTAGATGAAGAAAAACATCGTCGGAAGTAATTTGAGAATCTGGAAAATCATTAATAGCTTTTTTCATTTTTAAAGCTATTTCACGAATTTCAGGTTGAGCGGCGAGATTAGTGCGTAGATTGAAAAAGTTTTCCCATTGAGTGCCGGTGATAACAACATCGACTAATTGGAAAGGTTCGGTTAAGCGATTGACAATTTCTTTATGAACACCTAATCGATTTAATAGATTAGCGTAAAATCGCTGAGAATGCAAAGACAAAAACCAAATTAAGTTAGCCAAATGGTGCTTGAAACCCTGTAATGGGACACCAGACTGCATCCCTTTTTGGTTAGTACCCCAAGAGATGGGAAAATAAGGGTTGGCAAGAAGTTTTGCGTCTTTTTTAGCAATAGGAACAGCACGATTAGATTCTGTATTAGAAGACAAAATGCGATGTTTGTTCAATTGTGCCAGAACAAAACGTGGCATGGTGATTTGAAAAGTGGTAATAGTCGACTTTGTACGGTGATTGAAAGTTTGAGCTATTACTGAGACTTTAAGAGTAGTAGGCATATTTACTTAGGGGTTAAATCCTGCTAAAGTTAATTTATCTTTTATCAATTTAACATGATTTTTCAATTTCTGCAAGGATATTTTCAGTTCGGAGCAAATTAGTGCATAATTACTATTTCTCGACCATCGCAAAGCAACAATCTGTTTTTCTAGAGGCGTTAAGGATTCTAAAAAACTAGCCAAAATTAGCCTGTGTTCTTCAGAATCAGTATAAAAGGCGGAAAATTTCAGAGAATTAGAAATTAAATATTGCTGAGTCTGACGGTGTTTTAACCTATTAAATTTACACCTCAAATCTAACCAACAATGGGTAGTTAGGGAACCTTTAGAGGGATTCCAAGTTTTCAATTTTTTCAAAACGACAAGAATACCTTCTTGGAGATAATCTTCACCAGATACATCGCAGTCAGACATAGCACGTTTAATGGCTTGCAATTGTGATTGAATCAAACTTAAAGTTTGATTGTTAAAAAAAGCTTCTATTTGTTGTTGGTGGGTTAAATTTAGGTGTTTCATGGCGGGGTAAGTTAAAATGGTAGTATAAACTAATTGTATCACACTAAGTGAGGTTTAGCAACGCCCATCTCTTGAATAGAAGCAAAAAAAAAATAAAAATAAAAAAAAATGAGTCAAGATACTTACAATGTTAGTTCTTTAATGGTGTCAATAGGTTTAAATACAAAACCTGCTGAAAACACATTGTTAAAATTTGAAAATATGCTAGAAGGTTCAGCGAATCGTATAGCATTTATGTTCAATGAGCGAGTATCGACGATGGTGGGAGATGCTTTTGGAAAATTAGGGAGAGAGGGGGGTGATGCACTAGGAGGGAAGATAGATAAAACAATCAGTGGCATGGTTGTAAATTTTAAACAATTGGATAAAGCTTCAAGTGATGCGTTAAAAAACCTGAAAACTGCGGCACTTGAAGCGAATGCGGAGTTAGCAAATAGCTCTAAACAAACATTAGGGGCTATGCGTCAAACGATGCAAACATTAGAAGCAGAAGGAAGATTAGCATTAGAAAACGCTAAACAAGCGGCAAAACAACAAGCGGAAACAATAGCACAAAACTTAATAAACAATGCTAGGACAGGTAATACGAGAGAAGCGGCAACGTTAGCAAATAAAACAAGAGAAATAGCTAAAACATTTGATGCAATGAATCTAAATCAAATAGATTCTGCACTTCAAAATTTACAAAAACAGGCATTACTATTAGGAGTGAATGGTCAAAATGCGGCAGACAGTTTTAAAGAATTAAGAAGCACAATAGTTCAAGCGGGAATGGAATTAGAAAAGACCGTTAATGGACAATTAAAAAATTTGCAAATAAACAATAGCATAGCTGATAAAAATTTAGAAGAAGCAGGAAATAAATTTAGAAATCAGATAGAAAAAGCCTATGAAAAAGCTGGAAAAATTCTAGAAACACAAGGGGTGGAAGGAACTAAAGAGGCATTAGCAGTAATGTCGAAAGGAGTAGAGGCATCGATTAAAAATTATGAAAAACAAATAGAGAGAACAGCCAATAGTTTAGCACAACAAGCAAAAAAATTACAAGAATTAGGTGCTAATAATAATGAAGCAGATAGACTGTTTGGATTAGCGCAAAACATAAGAGACCAAGCAACACAAACAATACAAGGAATAAGAGAATCAACAGCAAAAGCCAGTGAACAGATTGAAAAAGATATGTATCAGGCTGGTGATAAAGCGGCTAAAGGATTTGGAGGGGGATTTGGGTCGGCTCTAGGTGGTGCAATAGGTGGGGCGGCATTAGGAGTATTGGGAACTGCTGTTGGGTCAATCGTGGGGGAAGCAATCTCTAATTCTTTGATGTTTGCGTTTAATAGTCGTATGGAAATCATCAAAGGGACTATTGGGGGATTTATGTCCACAACAGTCAAGGGGATGATGGATTATGGTGAAGAAGAAAGACGATTAAATATGGCGACGTTTGTGACGGGGCGTAAGTCTGGTTTCAGGCAAGATAGTCCTGAATTTCGCCAAAATTTTGAAGGAGCGCAAAAAGCTATTACAGTGGCGGGAACAGACTATTCGTATAGTAGAATAGAAACTGCGGAATTAGTGCAAGAAATGGTAAAAGCTGGTTTAGATTTAAAAGATATAGTAGGGGGAGCAACGAGAGAGGAGATTAAAAGAGGGATACTATATCAAGGTATGGGCTTAGGGGAAGCTATGGGGCTACAGGGTAACGAGTTAAAAGAGGTAGCTATCTTATTAAAACAAATAATGACTTCTTTTCCCGGTACAAGTCCTTCAACGGCTGTAAGAGAATTAGCGGCATTAGGGTTATCGACCCCTGCGGAATTTCGTAGATTTAAATATGCGACACAAGATTCACTATCTGCGGCATCTGTGGCGGGAATACCATTAAGAGACGTAATGCAAGGTTACGCCACGATGTTTAATATGTCCACACCTGAAGTTGCGGGTACTTTGTTAAAAAATCTGTACAATGGATTAAATAACCCGAATCAAACAAATAGACAACTTTATGGAACTTTTTCAAAATATTTTGACGGGGATTTAGCTAGTTCATTGAGAGAACCCGGAGACTTTAACGCTAAATTAGCTTATTTAGATACCGTAGCTGAAACCATCATTAAAAGAGGCGAAGCAAGTCAAGTTGCGGGAATGGGTAACTTAAATGCCAAATATTACGAGACTTTAAACTTACAAGGTCAAGCCAATCTGAGAAGTCAACTGGTAGGAGCCTTGATGGGAGGGGGGGATACTTTCACAGTTGCTTATCGAAATTTGACATTACAAGGAAGGGAAGGGTTACAAAAGCAAAAAGAAGAATTTGAGAAATTCAATCAAAAAAATCCTGACGGCACAGGGTTGATGGAAGATTTTGTAAAAATGAGACAATCAGGTTTAAAGGGTGCTTTAGACCTTGTAGAATCATCGATTGAAAACATCACAACTTTGTTTGGTAGTAAATTAGCACCGGGGTTTACCCAATTTGTTTTATTCATGAGACAAGCGGCAGATGCTTTAACTGATAATGTTGAAAAGTTTTCTGGAGCGATTGAAAGAATGTCTGAGAGAATTGGTAAGGCTTTTGGTAATTTAGGTGACAATAAGTTACTAGACCAATTTGTAGATGGAATAATTCAAACTGCTGGTAACTTGGGCAAAATGTTTGAAAATTGGTTAGATAGAAGTTTAAATTTTCTCGAAACTGGTGACAATGTAACCAATATGTTTGAAAATTTAAATAACTTATTGGCTGATTTTGTGGGCGGTTTAGAAGGACTTTTTCAATTACTGAAAGGTCTAATTCCTTTAATAAATGAATCAGGAGGGGGACTGAGAGTATTAGGTGTTGATGCTGAAGTAAGAAGAGAAGCAGAAGCATTAACAACTAGAGGTGAAATAGGTGGTACAAGTGAAAGAGTCTTTAATTATGCAGTAGAAACAGGAAAAATTGGAAATTTAACAGTTAGAGACCCTAGTGTTATTCAGAAGGTGTCCGAGATGGAAGCCGCAAAACTAGAAGCCGCAATTCAAGCTAAGGATGTAAACAGATTTGTTATTAAAACTGGTAGAGAAAGATTATCAAAAGATAATTGGAATACACGGACAAGAGCAGAAACCTTTAAGGATTTAGAAGGGGCTAGTCAAGAAGAAAGATTGTCAGTAATACAACAAGGTTTTAGAAAAGTACAAGGGCTAGATAAGACAGATTATTTTATATCTGGGGGTACTGGTAAAAACCAAAGTTTGGTTTTAAAATTGAAAGATAATAGATTTGAACAAGTAGATGTTAAAGAAGGTTCGGAAGATGCAAAAAATCTAGGAGCTATTTTAGCCCCAAGAGGAAGAAAACCAGTTCCCACAGTAGACCCAACTGCCGCAGGTTTAGGTTCATTTTTACCCCAGAAGCAGATGGAGACACTGACAACCACCTACAAGGATTTGGAGAGTAGAAAGAAAGCCATTAATGATGCTCAAGATTTAAGAGCTAAAGAATTATTTGGAGCAACAGCTATGTTTAATGAGGACACAGCTAGAGTGACAGATATTGATAAAAACGCACTTACTGCTAGTGCTTTAATGGAAAATAGAGAAAGATTAAATGCGTTAATAAGAACGGCATCTGGTAAAGAAGGTGCAAATGCCGCTCAAGCTTTGGCTCAAACAGCCAAAGAAAACAAAGATATAAAAAATATACAAGCATTAGTCAATTTGTCTACAGGTGCTGTTAAGGGTACAAAGGGGGAAACTCCATTATTAACACAACAACAACTTGTAGCCACATTAGAAAGAACTGAAAAGGGTGCGGATATAGCAAGAACTGCTAATGAATATACCCAATTTACCATTAATGAGTTAGAACAAGCCGCTAAACAAAAGGGAAAACTCAAACCAGCTTGGGATAGAATTAAAAAACAATTAGAAAGTGGGGAAATGGTGGGAGATTTTACCTCTTTCTTAGAGCAATTTGTCGCTAAACAGTTAGAAATTGTAAACAATAAAAATACATCTGAAACTGATAGATTAACGATAAATGAAAATTTAAGAGCCATAACTCAAGAGGGTCAAATTGACCAACCTAAAAAATTAGATAAAAAAAGTGCAGTAGCTGAAGGTGTAACTGTTGATTTAGATAAATACCGTAAACTGATTGATGATACTCATAAAACAAGAATAGAACAAGAAAATCAGATTTTTCAGTTACGTCAAAAAGGTTTTGAGCTTGAGAGACAGTCTTACACTTTAGCGACTGCCTATAAAGGACAAGTCAATAATAATTTAGAATCCTTTTTTGGGATTTTAGCACAAGCAGAAAACACTTTATTAAGTAATAAAACAAGATTACAAGGAATTGACCAATATTTTATTGATAACAGAAATAATCTAACAACCAAATATAAAGATGTTAATCCTCAAATTGGAGGGGGCATTCAAGAAAATTATGGTGGGACTGGTCAACCTGTTTTTGTTCCTAAAGGTTCACCGGATAAAGAAGTAAATGCTTTATCTGCTGAGATTATTAAACAGCAAGTAGATGATATAAACCTTAAGAACCAAGAAAAAGCTGAGATTCTTAAACAAAGTGGGCTAGTTCAAGAAAATTTAGCGTTACAGGTTAAAAATGCAATAGCGTCAGGCATACAACAAGCTACAGGAACCCTTTCTAATTTAGGAAACACGCTAGGGGCAAGTTCTCCAGCAATGAATCAAGCAAATCAAATGTTTGATGCTGTAAAGACACAAGGACTTCAATTAGCCCAACAGATGCAAACTTTAAAAGTTATTCAAGCTATGAGTCCGGGGGAATTTACGCAACAAGACGCTAAGGCTTTGGGAGGATTAGAAAAAATCTTTAATTCGATTCCTAAATTGTTGAAAGAAGCTTTACAGGATGTGGTTAACTCAATGGTTCGTGAGTTAAACGGGTTTTTTCAGAATTTATCTGAGAATGCTACACGAAGAGCAGAAGAAGCAGTAGGAATGTTAGGCATTGGTGGTTCTGTCACTAAATTATTAAGTTTAGCTAATGATGTAAGTTCTAGTATCTTTAAAAATAAAGAAGAACAATTAGGATTACAACAAGAAACTTCTGGAATCAGAAGACAGGTAGGACTTAATCGGGCATTAGGACAATATTTTCCAGATGAGTTTTTTAGTCAAAAAGTTGCCTTTGGTGAAGCCTCAATTCGTGTTAATCAGGCAAAAATTGAAGGGTTAAAATTAGATGCTCAAAATATTTTAGATATGTCTAGAATAAAAGCTAATTTAACCTTTTTTGAAAGTTTCTTAGAGATATTCAAAGAAACAAGAGAATTGGGACGAGGATTTTCACAAATAGCCGATGATATTTTAGATTTTGAAAAGAAACAAGAAGGCTATGACAAAAGTGTTGCTGATTTAGAGTTAAGAATTAAGCTAATGACTTCTCAATTATCTACTGTGACAGAAGTGTTTGGGGAATTATCCTTAGTAAGTAAAGACAGCTTAGAACAATCCAAATTATACTTAGAACAACAAAAGAAAGCATTAGAAATGCTTTTGGAGATTGAAAGAAAGTATAGAGTGGAAAAAGCTACTGATGACTTTAATAAATCAGTAGGAAATAACGCAATTGGTAACTATCAAGCGCAAAGCGAGGCTAATAATGCTCGTTTAGAAATCCTGAAAATGGGTCAAAGCAGAAATAGTAGAAGGGCTGGTGCTGAATTAGAGCTTAAAAATGCCCAAACAGAATATGAAAAAAGCATATTAAATGCCACATTAAATGCTAATTCTAGAAGATTAGAAGAACAAAAAGCTAAAGAAGCTTTAGAACAAAGAGCAATATCTGGAGCTTTCACGACTCCTGAAGGACAACAAGAAGCGGCTTTAAGATACGCAGAAATTCAATCAAAAATAGTAGGTATTGACACAGAGTTAGCCAATACTAAAAATGTAGCGTACAATAAATTAAAAGTGGCAATGGAAAAATCTGCCACAGAATTAGATGATTTGTATAGAATCAATTCTCAAATCGCAGAAGTCGTTGACGGTGCTTTTACAGGACTCTATGATATATTAACGGATGCTAGTAAAACTTTTGAGCAAAAAATGAAATCGTTTTCAGATAATTTACTCAAAGAAATAGGTAAAATTGGATGGAATTATCTGAAAGATTTTATGTTAGCCCCCTTTAAGGATGCGTTAACTAAACGGGATGACAAAGGTATTCAAGACGCTGTAAGCCCTAACTACTCACAATTAAAAGGTTTAGATTTTGGGAAACCAGCAATGGAAAACCCTGAAAACAGCATTAACCGAGAAAAGATTTTTGCTGAAATTATGGCTTTAGACGCTAAACAACAAGAAAATCTGAAAGCACTTAATGCTAGAATGCGTACCAGTATTTTGGAAGTTGCTAATATTGAAGAAGCTGGTAAAGCCGCAGAAAGCATATTCAAAAAATTTAGCGAAACCATTAATGCAAACGTAGGCGATGGAGCATTAGCTAAACTTATAGCCGTCAACTCAGCTAATGGGGAACAAGGTATGGCTATCAATATAGGTGTTCAGACTTCAATCCAAGAAAAAATTAAAAACACTTTATTAACCTCTAAGGATATTTTAAGTGAAGTTCGAGACGGCATAAAGAGACTATCTAATGATTTGTTAAAGAACACAGATAAATCTGTAGCACAGGGGAAAAAGCCAGAGACGACAGCTAGTCCTAATGGTCAAGAATCTACACCGGCTATCCCTAAAATTACTGAGACTCCTACAACGCCTCTTACCCCTGTTATCCCTAAAATTACTGAGACTCCTACAACGCCTCTTACTCCTGCCCCTATCAAAACCCCCGCACGTCATTCAGTGAAAGAGCAACTGGATATGTATCCTGAGAATCATCAGTTGCGAGACATGATTAAACAGCAAAAAGAAACAGAGTATTTACAAATGGAAAACGATTTACTAAATGGTAAATACCAAGGTTCAACATCAAGTTTCTTTAAGCCACAAGAAGCTGTAGTTGCTTCTGGGATATCAGACTTGGGTATAGATTTAGGTTTTAGTAAGCCTAATTATAGTTTAGGGTTTGGTCACAATTTGAATCTTCAAGATATGTCAGAATTTTCACCCCTTAACGGTCAACCATTCCCTTTAGGATTAAAATCTGACTTTAATCTGAGTAGTCCTTTTACTTTTGGGGCAACTCCTCAATTCCAAATGCCAATGAATATTTTAGAACCTTTGACACAAGCCACAGGAGCAGGTAGTGGTGGGGGCTTTTTTAGCCAATTGTTAGGAGGTATGGGTGGAGTAGAAGGTATATTAGGATTGTTAATGACTTCTTTACCTTTTATAACTTCATTATTTGGTAGTAACCGAAGACCAAAAAGATATAATTCTGGAGGTTTAGTGAAAGGGTTTGGTAACTCAGATATTATACCAGCAATGTTAACACCGGGAGAGGGTGTAATAACAAATAAAGGAATGTCCTATCTTGGTGGTGAAGGTAAGCTAAATGCTTTAAATGCTGGTTCTTTACAATTAGCTGACATACAATCCCCTCAAAATTTAGGTTTGGACGATATACCGTCTAGTGAAAGATTTAGAGGTAAAAGTGCTATGTTGCCTGAACCCAAATCTGAGTCTGAAAAAGCCATTTCAGAGTTTATGGGTCAAAGCGAGGAACTTAGTTTACCTAAAATAGAGTTAAACTACGCAACCACTGCCTTTAATGGGCAAAACTTTGTGACTGAAGAAGTATTTAAACAAGCTATTGAACAAACAGTAGAAACAGCTAAAAACTCAGTTTATGAGGCAATTCGTTATTCACCCGCCGCTAGAAGAAAACTAGGAATTTAATTGCGATGACTAATATTTTTCCTGAAACTCTTGCTCCTAATTTTTTCCACGTTGATAAATTACCAGATTATGGTTTAAAAATCTTTGAGAATGAATTAGGACGGGAAATTCGCAGATATACTGAAGACACGGGCTACAAAACTGAGTTAAAAATACAATATAACGGGCTTAGAAGTGATGAGGTTAAAGCTTTAACGGCATTTTATCTCCAAGTTAAGGGAACATTTGATAAGTTTACTTTGCCAATAAATTTTTATCGCAGTCCTTCTAGCATTACAAATTCTTTAACTGATTTAGCTGATACGACCGAATGGCGATTTATGAACCCGCCTATAATTCAGACAGTTATTAGCAATATTTACACAGTAGAGATAAGATTATTATCACTAAAAGAATCGTTAAATCCTGATAGTTCTAAAATTATAGGGTTTGTAGATAATGTAAATGTAGATTTTATTTTACCAACTATATTAATTCCACAACAAAATCAAGTTACGGAATTAGTTCCTATAGCTTTAGAATTTATTGTATCTTCAATAGATTTAAACCAGAGTGTAAGTGTCAATTCTATAGATTTGACATTAGAAACTTCAGAACTAACTTTTACTACTTCTAGTGGTACTGTAGATAGTCGCTCAATCCAAAGTTTAAGCCTTTATTTTGTGGCTTCACAAACAAGCTTTGGAACATTAAACAGTTTTGAACAAATGCCTAGTATCATTGTTTCAGGAACATTCACAAGTTTAGAACGTTATACACACTTAGTTAATACAGCTTCTGGTGTGGCATCCACAACATTGCCCTCAAATGCACCTGATGATACAACTATTATTTATTCTGATTATGCTGGAACTTCTACTAGCTCACCTACAGGTTTTGGTTTAAATGCTTTTACTTTAAATGCACCAGTAGGACAAACAATACAAGGTCAAAGCAGCAGAGTGTTAAATGTTGAAAACACTTCTATTCAAGTAATTAAAAAAGGAAATAGATGGACAATTGTTGGAACAGAATTAGCTACAGTTAGTGGTGGTGGTGGTTCCGCTATCCCTACTGTTGTCATTAACTCTAATACTACGGGTGCTTCAAATACCCGCTATCTGTGCAATACCAGTGGCGGTTCATTCACCCTTACCCTACCTGCTTCTCCTAGTAACAACGATGTAATAGAAGTTGCTGATTTTAGTAACTCCTCCCTAGTCACAGGATTTGGTATTTATCCACTTATTGTTGTGGCTAATACTGGTCATACCATCTCTGGACAAACCCAAGTGGTATTGGATAGAGGGGGTCAAGGGCTTGAGTTAGTCTTCCACTCTAATCGATGGAGTATCACGTCTGGGATTGGGGAAAATAATGCAGTAGGGCTTGAAACTAATACGTTAAAATATAATGGATTTCTCTATTATTGGAATTACGACAAAGAGGTAACTACCAATAAGACTGACGAAATATCCCTACTCACAATGACTGGTTCAGCAATGACCCGCTTCGGATTTAATCTCTCAAATAAAATATTATATGGTTTAAGGGTGAATGGTTCGGAGTCAGTATCCGTACCTAATAATTCCAATTTTCAGTTAACTGGTGACTTTGAAATAATGATGGGAGTTTATTGTTTCAATACGTCTAACTCCGCTACAGGGTTTGCTGGTAATTTTTCTACGTCGGGAAACTGGAACGGTTGGATGTTAAATCATTTTGCTGGTCAGGGATTCAGGTTGAGTTCTGGTCACACGGGGAATGCACAAGGATTAGATGCTGTACAAAATGTTAATTTAGTAGCAAACACTCCTTATTTGTTAAATGGATTTTATAGACATAGTGATAGAACAATAGGGATGAGCGTTAACCGGAGTGCCTTTAACACAAGACAATTACTTGGCGACGCTCGTACCAATAATAATGACTTTCGTATTGGTAATGTTTTTGGTTGGTCGTTGGCAAATAATTGGGGGATAGTATTCTGTGGTATCAGTAGAAGATTATTAACAGACAATGAAAGAGACTATATTTACAATTCTGGTGTATGGAATATGCGTGGTGAAAGTAAAATAGTTGAAATATTACCAGTTTATTTGGCTGATATTCAGGCAATGCTTGTAGCGAGTTTTTAGAAAGAAATTGTGTCACTACTTTGAGAGTAGTTCAATCTAATCCACCCAATTTTAAATCTGGTCTCACCTCAAGAACTTTAAGCTCTAACTAACAATGCCTAAAATTTACACCTGTCCATTTACCCAGAACGTCAACCCCCAAGTTCCACAAACATTCAACAATGCTGATGGAACTACAGTTAAGACGTGCTATACCGCAGGAGCCGATGATTCCGTAATCAAGGCTATCATCGTATCCTCTACCGATACAGTCGCTAGAGACATCCAATTCCATATTTCGGATGGTACTACCAATTTTCAATTGAGACGGGTAAATATCCCAGCCAGTGCGGGAAATTCTACCTCTGTTGCACCAGTGGATTGTCTGTCTGGTTTTGTTGGATTACCACTGGACGAACATGGCAATCGAGTTTTGAGACTCAGACGGAACTTTCAGCTAAGAGCCAATATGGTTGTAGCCGTTACTGCCTCTACAGATATTGATGTGATTGTATTAGGAGAGGATTATTAAATCGATGATTGGAATGCGTGGGATGGGGTTAAGAAAAAGAACTGGGGGTTCCTCAATTATGAGCTTAGACCCTATCTTGAATATACCGTCATGCCAAATGGTTCTTGACCCACAATATAGTCGGGTTAATAGAGATAATCTAGTAATGCTTTTGGACTTAAGCGGGACTTATCACTTTCTAGCTAATTCTACTACTAATATTTCTTTAGGTCAGTTTAGAGGAAATAAGTCAATTAACTTTAATCGACAGTTTAATACAAGGTTAACAAATCGACTCTCTTCAGGAATTGATTTCGGGTCGAACTTTACTCTGTATATAGTAGGTAACTTTTTGAACGATGTAACAAATGATTGGGCGTGGATTTTCTCGGTATTGAGTTCTAGCGGACTTAGAAATCCATCCTTTTATATCACTTATTTTTTAAACAAGTTACGGGTTAGTTACGGGGACTACTTTACCGAAGTCGGTTTGGCATCTTATAACGGAGTAGGTCTAGATACTGTAATAAGAGTGAGTAGAGAATCAAATGTAATTAGAGTTTGGGAAAGATTTTCTCGTATTAACAGTGACATAAGTGTTGGAACCGTTAATATCGGTAATAGTTCAAATGTTTGCATAGGAAGTTTAGCAGATGCCAACAACACTGGACTAGGTGGAGATTTAGGTTTGGTTCTTGGATTTAGCGGAGTTTTGTCAAACCACGAAACCGCCACAGTCGAAAATTACATCCGCACTAGATTTGGTGGATTTTAGAGTAGTTCAGTTGACACTCTCCGCCCTAAAAGTGCGGAGATTCTTGGGCTGAATCTTGCCGCTACTAGCAAAGCTAATTTTGGTCTTACAGTTTCATGTCTAGTCCGACTACACCTACAAGGCAAGCACTCTTAAAGACTACTCCCCAAGCGTAAATTTCTGTGTGTCCCACAGTATTAACCTAAATTTGAGCGGAATTTTAACATGTGGACTTACGATGAAAACTTTTGTACCAGTGATGGTTAGAGATTTAGGGATGACGGAGTGTCGCTTGTTTCCTGCGTTCCCAAAGTCAACGACTCAATTTAATGCTAACTTAAAGTCGCCCTAAAGGGCGAGGTTTTCAACCCAAATTATTCGATAAGTGGAAACGCTCAATTTAACACTATTGAACCCTAAAAAAAAACCTATGCCCTCATTTGTTTTTAATTCTGCAAAAATCGCAATTTTAAATGCCACAATAGACCTAGACAGTGATACGTTTTATGCCTGTTTGGTGACTTCTATACCAGCCGCAACAGTAACCACTCGCACAGGGTTAGCGGAAGCTTCAGGGGGAACTTACGCACCACAATTATTGTCTGGAACAACTTTAAACGCTCCTACGACTGCCACAGTCAGATGGACGTTTACCAATCCTAGTTGGACTAATTTAACGACTGGTACATCGACACCCTTGTTAGGAATGGTAATTTGTAAAAGAGTTGGTAGCAGTTTCGCAACATCCGACCCTGTGATTGCTTTTTTAGAATTTAATAATAGTTTTACCCCTAGTGGGGTAACTTTTCAAGTAGATATACCCAATAATACTGGTGTACTAACGGCAACTTTTAGCTAGGTCAATATTATGTCAGGATTTACATACCCTTCAATTATTCCAAATTCAATCGACAATTTTGAGCTTCCAGATTTCGGTGTAAAGATTTTTGAAAATGATGACGGGTCGGAAACAAGACGTTATGTTCATCAACAAGGCAACCATACTAAAATTATGCTAAAATATCAGGGAAGAACGGAAACAGAAGTAGCAACTATTATTAATTTTTGGGGACAAGTTAGAGGGTTAAAGGAAGCTTTTTCATTACCACCTGGCATTAATAGACACCCAACGGACTATAAAGATAGTATTATCTCATTGGGTGATACTACATTATGGCGATTTGTTTCTCCTATAAAATTTATTACTGTTTATACTAAGATTTATAATTTTGATGTCCCTTTAATATCGGTAATTAGCTAATTATGTCTAGTTTAGCCCCACATTTAAATCCACAGCATTTTTACGGAAGATTAATTTTCTTAAAACTTCCGACTAATGAAGTTTACAGGTTTCAAAATTTTCAAATTGCGCCTTATAGTTTTGAAGGTTCAGATTATATTTATTTACCTTTTGTTTTGACAACTTTTGTTGAAGATTTAGAGATTTCCTCAACTTCTATGTCGTTAAAATTAGCAAATACTGAAGCTTTAAGGGCTATATTAAAGGAAAAAGAATTGAGGGGAAGTTTAATGAAAGTATATACTGTGTTTCCAGAGGACGAAGACGCTATTTACGAAACGCAAAACACTAGAATTTCCTCGTATGTTTTACAAAAAGGAGCAGTAGTTTTTTCCTGTCGTTCTCCTGTAGATGCTGTTTTTAATCAAATTCCTTCTAAAGTGTTTGAACCTGACATATTCCCAGAGTTGCCCTATGTGAATAGAGTTAAAACTAATTATAGACCTTTATGATAATTACAACAGATATAGAACCCTCGATTTTTGATTTTAAAGATATTCCTTATCTTTGGGGTGGTAAAAACCCTAAAGAAGGATTAGATTGTTTTGGCTTAGTAAATTATGTATATTTTAAACTTAAAGGAAAAAAATTTTTAGGGTTTGATTGGGTATATGAAAAATACAATGCTGATTCTGAACTCCCAAATTCCGAATTGGAAAGATTAAGTGTTGATTTATTGGGTGAGGGAAAACAAACAAACGAACCCTTAGATATGCTTCTTTTAAACTGGTATGGAAAATACGGATTAGGTATAATTGTACCCCATTTAAACGTTAATTATGTGGTATATACGGGTAGCGGTGGTAGTTCTAGAAGTACATTTAAACCTTTGAAGAAGATGAACCCGCTCATTCTTAAAACTTGGAATATTTGGGAAAAAACAGAGGCAGTAGTGTAGAATGTTAAAAACTCCCGAACAAAACTTTCAAGACTTTTTCTTTCAGGTTTGCCTAAAAGAGGATAGAAGATTAGCTGAAGTTCCCTTAACTGAAAGTACGGATAAATTTGTTATACAAAATGGAAAATTAGAGGGAGGAATTGGTCTAGGAATAGTAGGAGGAATTGTAGGTTTTGCTTTAGGTGGTGTACCTGCTATTTTGACAGGAATTACAATGGGATTTGCACTTGGTTCTTCTTTGTTTGGTGGTGATAGTGGGAAAAAATCTAAAAAACCTAAAGCTCCTACTTTTTCTTTTGACGGAATGTCTGGTGATAATATTGCTACTCAAGGAACAGCAATTCCTATTATTTATACTTCTATTTTAAAAAATCCTTTAGGAGGTATAAGAACTGGTGGTAAGTTAATCGCTTGTAGAGTAGAAAATAGAGGGGATTCTGGAAATTTATATGTAGTTTTGGCTTTGAGCTTAGGGGAAATAGGGTACATTGATGATTCTAAATTGTTAATAGATAATCAATCTATTGAGAGATACTATGAAGAAGATTTAGATTTTCAATACTTGTCAGGAACTCCTACTTTTTACAATAATCAAGGTCAAAACAATTTAACAACAGACTTTAACTTTTTTGGTCAATGTATTTCTCCAAATTCCTATAATCTTTTGGGAACTTCAAAAAGAGCGCAAGCTAAAAACTCAGTGTTAGCTCCTTCAACAAGGTCAATAAATGGTAGTTGGGGAGTGACAAATTGTTACATATCGTCTAGTGGTAGCTCAGGACAAACCTTTACTAAAAATGCTGGTTCTAATGAGACTAACGTAGCTGATTCTTTTGCCGTTACAAACGAAATCCCGGGTGAAGGAGGCGGCAATATTTCATGGCAAGTCTTTGATTATGCTCCTAAGATAGTTGGTTATGGTACAAGAGGAAGTAATAACATTACTTTTGGGATTAAAACTGAATCTGTTTTAAATCCTCAAACTGGAATTACAACATATCCCCTATCTATTATTGCCAATGGTAGCACCATAAACACTAGCGTTTGGACTATCAATGATACTTTTCAAGTGGAATTAGGTTTTTCAGGTGCTAATAAAGTCGTAAGATATAAAAAGAATAATGAATTAATTTTAGCTGTTTCGGGTGTAAATTGGAGTGGTATACCAGCTAAAGTTGTTATTCAAGGTATGAACACAAGTATTAGGGTTAACTCAGTGTCCAGCGTAGCTTTTCCAACTGGGGAATTTGGAGTAGGGGTGGTTTCAACATCTACAGATACCGCAACATTAGTCGTTTATGAGGACGAAAAAGATTCGATTGAAAATTGGAGTCGGTTTACCCCTGCTGAAATTTATGAGGTTAACAATAGTGGAACAAACAATCGTTTTAGAGTGACTAAGAAAAAAGATTCAGACAGGACTATAATCATTAAACCGCCTGTAACTATTACAGAGGATGATGATATATTTGCTATATGGGAAGCTTTTTATGAAACAAGTAAAAAAGTAAACAAAATAGTGATTAATTTTGAAGGGGTCTTATTTTCCAGACGTAAGCCGCTCGAAAATGAGACAGGAAAATCAGGTAAAATATAGAGGTTAAAGGAATGGGTGGTAAAAATCACGCAGATTTAGGAAACTTTGAGGATATTTATCCTTATGGAGTATGTTTTGATGTTTTTATACAACCTTTGACCGATATTGATGGCGACCCTATTCCTTATTCTGAAAACAATTGGGTTTTTCTTAAACGGATATTTATTCGTGAAAAATCTGAAAACGCTAAACAATTTAGAATAGAGATAGAAAATCTTAAATATGGACGGTATTATGTCAAATTAAAACCTTTTTCAACGGCTCCTGATTCTACTTCAGATACTCTGAAATTAGATTGTAGTGGTGAAGATGCTGTTTATTCTACTTCAGCCAATATTAACGGCAATATTGTGCGTTTAAAGGGGGAATTTTCAGGACAACCAACTAATAAAATGATGAGAGATTCTATAAATTATGATGAGTTCAAAAGAATAGTCTCATCTGAAAGTGGCGCACCACTTAGAATTACTACTATATCAGAAGTTGTAAATCCTGATACTATCTCAAAGCCTAGTAACTATGCTGGTGTGGCTGTTGTTGGAGTTAGAGTGAAAGCTTCTGACAGAATTTCAACAGCCCCTGAAATGTCTTTTTTTGTTAGTGAAGGAAGAAAAATTAGAAACTTATTACATTATGGAGTACAACAAGCAACTACTACTCAAAGCACCATTATTGACACAACTATCGATTATTCTACAATAAACGAAATAGTGAATGGGACAACTAATGTTAGAAATCTAGACACTAAATTGGAAGGTACAGTGACAGGTATATCTAATAATAGACCTACTACGACTATATCTTTTAGCCCTAAAGACCGTTTTATTATCTATAATTATGAGGCATCTAATTATTTTCCCGATATTTATGTTGATTGGTTAATTAATCCAGAAGGTGGGTTAGGGGCAGTTATTGATGGCGATAATGATATTGATTATGATTCGATTGTTAAAGCCCGTAGATTCGTTAAAGAAAATGAATTTTATTGGGATGGTGTTTTATCAGAGGTAGAAAATTTTTCAGCTAAAGTAACAAAAGATGCTAGTCTTTCTCTTTTATATCCTTTTAGTCCTAATGGATTATTTGGACTCACTACCGAAGATGAAAATAGATTGCCAATTGCAGTTTTCAATGCTTCTAACATTTTAAAAGATTCGTTTGAAGAAAGTGTATTACCATGGCAAGAATCACAAATTAATCAAGTTGTTGTGGTCTTTACAGATGGTACTGATAATCAAAAACCTTTAACGGCAGTAGTAGCTAGAACTGATGCGTTAGTAGCTAAACAAGTTAAATTAAATTCTATCACAATTGAAGCTCCTAGCATTTCTAATCCTGAACAAGCCAGAAAGGTAGCTGGTGTGACTCTTAACTCAAAGAGATACCAAGATAAAATAGTCAAGTTTAAGACTGCTACTCAAGGACTTTTTTTAGCACCGGGTGAAGCAATTCTAGTTCAGCATACGGCTACCGAATATGATTATGACATTTCTGGATATGTTACCGAAGTTGGAGTCTATGATTTAACAACTCAAACCCAAAGAATTTTGCTATCTAGACAACCTTCTAATTTAATTACATCTGACTATAAAGCTACTATTCAACTTCAGGAAACCAATACGGTACTAGAGAACTTAACTTTTACGTTAGTTCAGGAAAATGGTTTTTACTACTTGAACATTGAAAATTTACCTTCACCCATTTCCTTGTATGACCCTGTAGTTATTGGTAGAGCCGTTATTGAAGATAAAGTTTACAGGATTCAAAATCTTGCAATTTCTGAAAATGGTGAAATATCTATAAGTGCTGTTTTATGGTCTAACAAATTATTTGATTTTTCTGACCTCGACTTCCAATTTCAATGATATATCCTGATTTGGTTCCAGATTTCATGAGGGAGCTAGAGCTTCCAACTTATGCGTCATCTATTACTGAGTTTCCAGATGGGGCAGAAATTCGCTTATCTTTGACCAATAATGGTACAGGGACTAAAATTAAATTAGAGTATGTTAATCGTATTGCTGAGGAAGTTTTAGAAATTGTTGGCTTTTATAATAGTGCCAAAGGTACTTTTAAGGGGTTTTTGGTTCCTATTTCGGTCTGGAGACATCCTTTATCACTTAAAAATGCTTTAGAATCTCTTACAAAAGGGGTTATTTGGAGATTTGCTGACAAAATAGAAATAACGACAGTTAAACAAAATGTTTATAATTTTACTGTGAATTTAGTTACTACCAGTACGATTGTAATTCTGTCTCCTAACCCTTATCCTGACGACATTTTATGAGTTTTCCTAATTTTAAGCCTACAAAAATTGAATACATTGAGTTATCTGATTTTGGTAGTATAATTACTGAAGACCAAGAAGGAATAGAACATCGAACAAATGCTTTTACTCAAGGTAGAAGTGCAAAAGTATCAGCCAAATTTGAAGGTTTAAATAGCACACAAGTTTTAGAGTTTATAGACTTTTATAAAAATTTAAATGTTACTGGGCGGGGATTTGGCATTCCAGAATCCTTTAAGACAAATCAGTTTATTTTTTATGAAAGTGTTATTAAATCTTTTGGACAAGTCATTTTATATTTTGAAAAACGACCAAATATAGAAACTGAGATTTCTGATATTTATTCTGTAACTCTTTACATGATTGCTTCCATAGCAACTATTTCAGCCCCTGAAAAGATTTATGTGACTTTACAAACAGAAGTTGTAATAAGTGCTAGTTCTTCGACCTCATTTGTTCAATGGTCACAAATTTCAGGAAATCCTGTTACTTTTTCTAACCCTAATGATTTAGTTACTAACGTTATTTCTCAAGGGGGTGTTTTTAACTCTACAGGTGGTAAAATATTTTTTAAAGTAGCTCTTTTAGATAATCCCGATGTATTTGCTACAATAGAACTTGTGCCTGCCCCTTCAAGTTTTGATGTTTTAAAAGGACTTAGTGCTTATTCTTATTTTACTGAGTTTTCCTCTCTACAAAAAGTTTTAGCACCTTTAATTTATGATTTACCTTATTCTTTAACTGCCTCTTATAAAAAAAATTTAGATATTAACACTGTGTATTTTAGATGGAGTCTTCCGTCTACAACTTTTGGATTAGTTAACTATAAAATTGAAACTTATAACAATGGGTGGATTAACTTAGGTTCTACGGTCTTAAATAAGTTTAATGTTCCTGCTAAAACCCCTTTTAGAATAATTTCTTGTTATACTTTAGATAACAATAATTTTGAAATTCCTTCAGATTTATTTTACATTGACCCGCAGTTTCACTTAGAGAGTTATGCCTATGCTCCTAGTGAATTTAAAAATCTTAGAGTTTCTAGTGCTTTGTCTGAAACATTTTTAGACTTAAATAATTCTACCCTGTTAGCTTTTTCAACTGTACAAACAAATTGGTCTACGGCTTCTTCTGTTGACGTAACTGACCTACCATTGCTATCTTCTAATTTTAATGCTTATGAACTAATCCCAAATAATTTTCTTAACCGTGTACGATTAAGTTCTTTAAACGCTCAATTAAATGTAGTAGGACAATTATTGTCTGTAACAGACTTAGAATTAGGCGGGGTAATAATCGGTTAATGTTTAAACCTATAGGGCAAGTCACTCTTTTGATAACGGATGAGAAAACAGGACAATCACGTTCTATTACAGAATATAACACTTTTACAGAAAGAGGTTATCAAACTGCTTTAAATCTCTCAAATGTGTCTGGTACTAACCTACAATACTCACCTTTTAAAGAAGCAGAAAGACTATATATCTCTTCTTCTACACAGACCCCTGATAGATATGTTACAACTGTCAGTGGTTTAATTGCACGCTGTGAGCCTCCGACTAGTGCTACAGAGGTATCATGGGTAGAGGCTACTGATGAATCACCCATGTACGGTGAATTACGAGGACGGTTGGTTTATACAGGGGCTTCCAGAACTTTCCGTACTGTTGTGGTTGGTGAGAATGCACCAAATGCTAATGCGGTAGGTACTACATATCTTTCAACTTCTGCATATGCTTATGTTCTTTTTGAAAATAACGTCACACAAGGTGCTTTTGAAACTATTGACATTTTTTACAGAGTCTATTTTGTTAATGAGGTTGGCTTAGGATTGCCTAAAGGTGGTGATTTAATCCGACATATTGGTAGAGTTCTTTTTGGATTTGATGTAAAGTTTATAACTTCAAGTACTTTTGAGTCTAGTCCTCGTCAAACCCCTAGTTTAACTTTTTTACCTAACCCAAATAACTATAATTTTTGGGTGTCAGATACTTCTACAAATATTTCGGCAAATCTAATTGGCTCACATAATGGGCTATCTGTTAATAGAGACATTTCACGACTGTTATCGAATTTAGAGTTTAAATTGGGTGGTAATTCAATAGGATTAGATGCTTTTACAGGTAGAGTTATAAATACATTAGCTGTTGGTGACTTGGATTTATCTGGATTAACGGCTGTTGCAATTCAATTAGTGAATCCCTCTCGCAATCCTATTCAAACTTCTTGGGGTAAAAAAAATAATGCCGTCTCTGCTTTTTATGATGCTACATGGTCAGCTAATGGTTCAGGAAAAATGATACCTTCAGGTTCATGGACTGGCTATTATCCTGATATGTATAGAATACGAATTGTAGATTCTGGGAATATTGGAGTTGCTACTTATCGTTTAGAACGTCAACGTTTTACCCATTATCAAGGTAATTCTTGGTCGCAAATACGAGATGTAATTCCCTTTTTAGGTTATAGGTATTCTAGGATACCTTTTACTCATTCTCACGGACATCAAAATCATCTTAACTACAAAGTTTTTAATGATAGAACATTAATACGTTGGGATTCTACAGGAGTCACAATGATTGACATTTTAAATGGAGTTTACAAAAATTTTGATGTCAATAATGATATTACTGTTTCTAATGCTAATCTTCCTGTTACCAATATTAGACAGGTAGAAATATTTAATGGAAAAATTTATGTGGCTTGTTCTGACACAGGATTGTGGGAAATTAACCCAGCAGGGGGTACTAATTCTATTGTTAGACTGGTAACTACACCTGTTTATGCTGTGGCTTCTGCTTTTAATCAAACAGCTTTAGACCTATTTATCGTTACTAATAACGGAATTACAAATTTATCCTCTAACTGGTCAACTTTTTTTAACCCCTCTAATGCTAATATTACATCTATGGGTTGGGCTAACGTTTTCGCATTAGTAGGTTGTACTTCTTCTAATAGACCAAATGCTGAATTTGTAATTCATTTGCGTAATGGTAACAATTTTGCGTTAGTTTGGTGGTCTAGGTCTATAGGGAATGGTAGCGCAAATTCTGTTACGTTCAATACAACTGTCATAGGTGGTATTCTACCTCAAGAAAAAGCTGTTCAAGTTTCTACTTTTGGAGATTTTTGGATTTTCCATGCTGTTAATACTTCTTCTTTTCGTGCTAATTCTTTTGGTTCTCAGGCTATACAAAATGGTAATTATTCTCCGTCTGACCCGCTTGGGGTAGAAGTCAAGCGTATTGGGTTTTTTGACGAAAATAATTTTTATTATGCCAGACAGGAATTTAAAAATGGGGCTAATGTTTCTGTTTCTGTAAGAAATAATTCCGTGGTTGAGGTTGGAAGTGCCAATAAATTAACTCAAGGGCTTCCTGATACCTCATTGTATTTAGGCAGAAATCTTTTTTTTGTTGGGGGAACTATTGGTGTTTGTTCTCTTGAGTGGGAATCTTGGGGTTGGAATGGTTCTGCTTGGGTTAAAGACCATAGTGGCGTTAAAACAACCCACGCCGATTCTCAACCTATTCTTGATGGTCTATCAATTAGTTTTCAAAATGGTCAAGCTGGTGTTTCTTTTCAATCTCAAGATTTTTATACAATCCCTGTTTGTCATGGTGTTTTAGGAGATAATGCCCGTCTAATAGAACACTATGTTACTTTTTCAGCTTCTGAAATTTCTCAAGGTAATCTTTAGACCCGCCTTTGTTAACGTTCATTAACATTTTTTTAATGGTAATCTGTAATGCCTATTTTAATACCTGATTATCTCGTCGTACCTTTTCCTTTAGCTTCTTCAAAATCAGGTTTTGAAGAAATTGTTGGTGCTGACTTAAATTATCTCAAGTTAAGCATCAATAACGAATTAATACCTACAGAACGTATTTTGTTTAATGGGGCATTTCCACCTGTTGGGGGTTTCATTTCAATTAATCGAACTCTTGGCACAATGCTTTTTCACGCTTCTGATGTTGGAAAATTTGTTTCTGGTACTTATTTTTTCAGAAGACGAGCTAACTAATTCCGCTCAAATTAAGGTTAAGATATTATCGCTAAAGGACGGGGTTTCAAACCCATTTTTCCATGAGTTTAAATTTATCTGACTTAGGATTACAGGACGTAGTTAGGGAGATTGTGAACACATTAAATGCGGGGTATGTTCACATTGTTCGTCCTTCTAACATTGCCTCTAATCCTTTTAACGCACCAAATCTAAACCCACCTTTGTTGGTTAATAGTTATCCTATTATCTCTTTTGAAGATGGTACTTTTCACGAAAGACTTCAATTTAGTTCAAATTCTGGAGGAATTTTCAGGTTTAAAATGGCTATACCCCAAGCTGAAATTCTAATGGGTGACTATGCCTTTATTGATTGGTCAGAAAACACCAGAATTGTATCAGCAGTAGTTAAGAACGTTAAATACAATTTATCTGCTTTATCTACCGTTGTGGTTAATGCCAATGAAGGGGTTCCGTATAGTTGGTCTGATGTTCAAGCTTTGTTACAATAGGATTAATTTTATGGCTGTCAATCGTAATCATAGTGAATTAGCTAGATTTAAACAAGACAAAAACATTTCTTTGTTAAATAAAGTTGAATTTCTTACTCAACAGTTGGAGAATGCTAAAGTTACCCAAGAAAAAAACGAAGTTAAGGTAATTATTAAAAAAGATATAACAGATGAATTACTTAACCCTGAAGTAAGACCTTATATTGACAAACTTTCTCAAGAACTTCGGAGCGTTTAATGTTAAGTGTATCTAAACTAGAATCAGCATTATTTACTCTATTAACTGAATTTTTTGTAGATAGTAATATTACTTTTTCAGTTAATTACCCAACAACAAAGAATATGTTAGATAATGGAAAAACTGTTATTACTTTCTCTGCTATATCTGATGACATTGAAGGTTCCATTATTTCTAGAGAGATTATTCATCCTTTAGTTTCTTTTTTAGTTTTTAATGCTAATTATGCTAAAAACCGTCAAATTCAAGAATCTTTGATTCAATATTTGCAGTCTTTAAATCCTTTTAACCTTATTATGCTAAATCAGGAGTCTAATCATAGCTACTTAGCTCGTCGCATCCCTCCTACATTTGATAAATCCCGTGAAATTTTTATTAGTGGCGTTGATTATCGATTTCATATACGAAATGTCTAAAAACGCTCATTACCTTAAATAAGTCTGCTAGTAAAAAAAGGATAAATTAAAAAAATGGCAAAACGTTCCGGCCCATCTCTAATTGAAATTGGTACAGGTGCGGATAAAATTACTATCACCAATGACCAACAAATGAATGATGCCACGCTGAGGATTGAAAGGGATGAGTTTACCCTTAGAGACCAAAGTTCCTCTAAACCGGTTGGCTATATTAAAACAGGTATTGAAGGTAAATTGGAAATCTCTATTTCCGACATTTCTGCTCAACAAATTTCTCTTCTTTTTGGTGTGGCTCTCGAATCTAACACTGATACTGTTAATGGTGTTAACTACACTATGCGAAAAGTAGCAGTTACAGACCAAGCAGGTACTCTGATTACTGGTCAAAAAGTTGTATTAAAACCTTATCCCATTCTTACTGACCCCGGTACTACTGCTCCCACTACTACCACTTATAAGGGTAAAACTTATGGTTCTGTCGCATTAGCCGAAGATGCTTTTGATGCTGATGTAGCCGCTTATAAAGCTTGGGTTAATAATTGGGTAACTTTTCCTAACGGTGCATTAACCTCTATCAATGGTACTAACTTGGCTTTTGGGTTACAAACTCAACAAGAACTTAAAGTAACTCTAACATCTTTGCCTGATACAGATGGTGTTCGGATTATTTTTGGTGATGAAACCGTAGTTTAACCTAATTTTGAAACTGAAAAACCCCCCTCCCTTATCGAAAATTTTGGGGAAGGGGGGAATTTTTAGCACTATTTGAAAGCTTTTGTACTCTTTAGCTAACTCAAATTAGCCCAGAACGCTGAGGTTTAAACTCTAAATTTTTCAATTTTTGAAGTTTTTTCTTAGCAGAGCGAATGGCAGAAGTTTTTCGTTTTTCAAAATTTGCTTTTGCTTTTTTAGCGGTAAAAAAAGCTGATTTTCCTAAAATATACACTGCGTCGACTCCTATCAGATTTTTTACGACCGCAAAACGTCCACAGTCTGAAATTTCTGCTTCAGCTTTGAAAACTCCAGATGTTAAGGAGTTCTCGGTTACAAATACTTTGACCAGTTTTGGTTGTGGATTATTCATCGAAAAAAAAAAAAAGAGAAGGTTCACTTAGTTGTTCCCACCCTATCAAAAAAAATTTTTTTTGTCAACACTCAAAAACTGTACTACCCATACCAAAATCAATAAAACTCAGTCGTATCAAGGGTTTTAACGATTTAAACTTTAAAAAATACCATTTTAAAATCAATAAAACTCAGTCGTAGTATGGCTTAGACCCGTTTGTACTATGTAGTAGGGGGGATAACTTTATTTTTTTTGTCCCTACCCATTTGAATCATTGCATTGGGGGTTTAAACACAGGCATTCCTTTCTGTTCCTTTTGAGGTGGACAGACACTACAGACGCCAAAAACAGCCTTTTCTTGCACTTCGGAGCGGATAATGATACTTTTACCATTAAACGAACTTTTAATGGCTAAAAATAGCTAAAAATGGGCAAAATGGCTAAAAATGCCTAAATGGGTAAATATGGGCTAAATATTTAAAATATATATTTAATTTTTTGATAGGTTGATTTGTGAATACCCTAGGAATAAAGTATCCTAGTATCCTATCCCCCATTCTATTTTTTTTTCGCTATGTATAGCATAGCATGGGAATAAACAAAATGTCAAGTGGTAGTGGAAAAATATTTTAGGGGGGTGGGGGTAGGCGGGAGTAAGCAAGCAAAAAGTATTAGAGCTTTTGAACTGCGATGATTCAAATAGGTAGAGACAAAAAAAAAGTTACCCCCCCCCTACTACATAGTACAAACGGGTCTAAGCCATAGCCTGATTGAGTTTTATTGATTTTAAAATGGTGTTTTTTATACTCTAAAATGTTAAAACCCTTGATATGATTGAGTTTTATTGATTTTGGAATGAGTAGTACAGTTTTTTAGTCCCAAAAATGCGATGATTCAAATGGGTAGATACAAAAAAAATAAAGTTACCCCCCCTACTACATAGTACAAACGGGTCAAAGCTATACCCTGATTGAGTTTTATTGATTTTAAAATGGTGTTTTTTAAATCTTAAAACGCTAAAACCCTTGATATGATTGAGTTTTATTGATTTTGGTATAAGTAGTACAGTTTTTTGATAATCAAAAAAGTAGTTCAAATTAGAGATTCTAAAGTTGCAGTATTTTTCGCTCAAATTAAGATTGACTTTCCACTTAAAGATTTGATTTAATTATGCCCGAAACTTTGCCTAAGACTTCTATAATTGCCCAATTTTTAGATGAAGGGGAACCATTAGGTACTTTAATGCTAGATGGGACAGAATATAAAATCACAGCCCCTGAAGATTTATCTGAAGCCGAATATATTGAATATTTTCAAGCTAGAGCAGAAGCTATGGATGTTTTGCTTAGTGTTTACGGTGTTGAAAATGAAGATGGAGAACTAATACTTGAAAAAAGTGTAGGTGCTTCGGATTCAGTAAAAAAAGCTAAATTAGAAGCTTTAATGTATAAACCTGCCCGTCGAATGGTAGAAGCATTATTAGGAGTACCGGCTGGGACATTTAAACGAAAAAGAAGTAAAACAGTGATGTCATTATACAATCATTGTCAACAACTTTTAGAAGAAAAACAAACTGTCGAACCAGTCATCAAAAAAGAAGGTGTAGAGGAAGATTTAGAAGTCCCTTTGGGTGGGAAAATCGAGCAAGAGTAGTGAGATATGTTAACACTCTTATCGATTGTCTACCAATATTTTATAGTTTTGGTATTTCTAGATTAGAACTTTTAAAAATGCGCCATTGGGAAGTTCTAGAAATCATATCAGGACACTATAAACATCGTGCTAGATTAGTGCTTGATTTGACCGATGCTGTAGCTTTAGGGGCTGGATGGGGTGATGCAGAATCTAAAGAACAAATGCAACGTAATTTAGTGGATAAAGCTGGATTCCCTCGTCGTAAAACGAAAGTACCTAAAAAGTTCACAGGAAAATCTTGGACTTCTGATTTGATGACTATGGTTTAAAGTTCAAGCCCAGCCCTTTTAGAACGGTCAATATGCCAATGATGTTCACCCTTTGAAAACAAATAGCCAAATTAAGCAAAATGGAATGTCTAAACTAATTAAATTAACGAATCCTGAAGAAGTTCCTGAGTTAATAAAAGAGGCTATTTGTTATTATAGGGGTTGTTTTCCTCAATATTCAGATGCTGAAATAGCCAGACGAGTGAATAAAAATCTTGATTGTATATCTATAGACGAAAAACTTGTTTTAGAAATTTTAGAATTAGAGCCAGACCGTCTTTTTAAACATAAATTTGGCGGTGCAGAATCTGTAAAATTGGGGATACTTTTAGGGGAACTAAAATTTTCAACGTTACACTCTAGAGTCAAATTTTTAACCGATATAATGATAATGGGTAAAGAAGGATATGAAGAACAAAGAGCCACTAACAGAGGTGATATTGTAACTTTAACAGCTAAAAACCTAAATGCCTCATTAGAAGCACATAAACAATTAGGAATGATTCTAGAAAAAGTTGAAGCTCTGACTGAACGAGAGGAAGAAGTCTTTTTAGAAGTTGATGTTTACCCACAATTTTTACCCACATCGAACCTAGCTTCTAATGAAGAAGACGAAGTTTTGAACTAAAACACACCTCGCCCATTTCAAGATTAATCCTTCTATTAAAACCTACCAAATGGTCAACATTGCAAAAGGTCTTAAACCCAAGAACCACTCGCAAGCAAAATTCTTACAGTCCATTCGAGAAAATACCATAACTTTAGGGATTGGTGAAGCTGGTACAGGAAAAACGTTATTAGCCATGTATGCGGCTATTTTAGCTATAAATAATCCTGAATCGCCTATTGATTCTATTCTTTATGTCAGACCATTTGTTAATGAACCAGATGAACAAGATATTGGGGCTTTGCCAGGAGAATACGAGGAAAAAATTGATTTATTAGGACTTCCTCTTTGGACTAATTTATCTGAAATTTGTTCCCCTGATGAGCTTAGAAAGTTTAAATCCAGATTAGAAATTTCACATATTGGAAAACTTAAAGGGGCATCACTATCTAACACATTTATTATTTTTGATGAAGCAGAAGATGCGACTCAAAGACTATTTAATTGTGTAATCACTAGAATATCACACGGTTCAAAACTTGTTATTATCGGCGACCCATCCCAAAGTAGTCTTCAATGTGGAGGCTTTTTTCATATTGCGGCACATAGACTATTTAATATTCCAGATGTTGGCATTGTTTGGTTTCCTAAAGGTTCGTGCGTAAGACACCCTATAATTCCTCATGTTTTATCTGCTTTAGCGGCTTAACCCAAAAAAAAGGTTGCCAACTTTTGTTGGCAACAGTTCACCTTAGTTTAGGGTAGAAAATGAAAAAACTTAACGGAAATCGCCGTCTCCTCGAATAGTACCCGCATTTTTGCGTTTTGTCAACTTATTAGTATTATCGTCCATGACAGTTTTCAAATCACTATTCATGTCATAGGCGAGTTCATCAATTATCAAAAACATAATGAATAGGTAGGATTCACAAAAAACTTGTAAAAGAGACAAGTCTTGATAATTAGAATCACCACGAACATATTTTTTGATAAGTCCTGCTAATGTTCCCGACGCAAAATTAAGAGCCATATAAGTCCTGAACAAATCAGATTCTTCAAGACTTTTAGTTGACACAGAATCTAGATAATTTTGAACATTAACTATAAAACCTTCGACAGAGCGATAACCAAGGTGAATACACAAACGACTTACATAGTAAAGAATATCGCCTAGTTCTAAAAGCAACTTGGTTCGTTCTAAGTCTAAAACACTTTCTTCGATTTCTAACACACCTTCTTGAAAACCAACAAGCAAGGCAAAAGAGTCGTTAGCAAATTCGTTAATCTCACTAATTAAACCGAGAGTGACGTATTCCAGTGATTTGTCTGAAGGATATACGACGGTGGTATTTGTGAACTCCCAGTAAGAAGTTAGTGCATTAACAAAGCCATTGTCGATAGATTGACGCATAATTTAATGGAGTCTAAATTTAGTTAGACCTAGTATAGCACCTAAAAAAAAATTTGTCAAGGGGGGTTTGAGAATCTGTGAGATTAGGCTCAAAGTTTCGCCCATTATTTAGCTGAGAGTTTCGATTAACTTTGAATTAAGTTTTGGATGTTAAAAAAGGATAAAACATTAAAGTTATATTTGCACCCCGGTCAACAAACAGTATTTGTTAGTCCTAAAAGATTTAAAGTATTGGTGAGTTCCCGTAGATACGGTAAATCGAGACTCATGTTGACAATGATTATCGATAAGGCACTCAATTATAAAGGGGCGTATGATAAAGCATCACCGCCGGTAGTTTTATTAGGAATGCCATCTTTAAAACAAGCCAAACAAATTCATTGGAATCCTTTAGTAAAATTATTAGAGGGGCATCCTGGAATCGAAAGAATCTATAAATCTGAATGTAGAATTTCCTTTAAAGGAAACAAACCAGATATAATTTTAAGGGGTTTAAATGAGGACAATGGGGACAATTGTAGAGGGTTAAAAATTTATTTCGCAGGATTAGATGAAATGCAAGACATTAAACCTATAGCATGGACGGAAGTAATTATGCCAGCATTAATTGATACAAAAGGGTCATGTGCTTTATTGACAGGTTGTGTGGCTCCTAACACCTTTGTCTTACCAAGACAAGGCATGACAGAAATTGTTGAATTTAATCAGGATAGTTGTGCAAAAGAGTATCAACCGCTACAAGACGTTGAGCTTTATGGACTCAATAATGAATTTCATAAAGCAGATTCTTTTTTTAATAATGGATATAGCGATACCAAAATCATCACATCTTCTTTTGGATTCACATTAGAAGCTACTTTAAACCATCCTATTTGGACAAAAAATGGCTGGAAAAAAATGGAAGAACTGAAAGAGGGTGACACAGTGGCTATAGCACATGGTATGAACATTTGGGGTAATAAAGACCCTATAGATGGTTTCAAAATCAAAAGACAATATGTGCCTAAAACAAAAGGTTGGCTACAACCTAATCAAGGGATGACCAAAGATTTTGCCTATTTTCTTGGTCTATGGTCATTTCAAGGAACCAACAAAAAACAAAATGGTAAGTCTTACATTAGCGTAAAAACTACTACTCAACAAATAAGAGAGTTTTTAGAAAGTGGTAAGATTTTAGGGGCTATATTTAAACAAGATGAAGGAAATGTTTGGTCGTATGTAGATAATGATTTAGTAGAGTTACTAAAGCATATAGGGATGTCCACTGTAAGCCGAAGAAGAAGAACCTTACCATTATGGTTGTTTCAAGGGCGTAAATCTTGGGCTATCTCTTTTATTCAAGGGTTTATGGACATTGCTGGTTCAATTGGTACTACAGGTAACAGAGTATCAAAAATTATTCATTTCACTTGTAATAAAACATTAGCTCAACAATTTCAATTGTTACTTTCTAACTTAGGTGTAATTGCAAAAGTTTTTTCATTACCGCATGACCCTGAAATGGCTCAATTAGAACTAACTGGTTCACATTTTGATACTTATTGTGAATTAATTGGTTTTGGGTCTGATAACAAAAAAACAAGTAGTCTAGGAGTACAAAAGTTAAACCCACCCGATGAACCTTTTAATTCTGATGACTATTTTTGGGACACTATAGAATCAATTAGTGACTCTGAAAATCAGACTTACGATTTTACAGTACCGAATACAAATTCTTTCTGGAGTAACGGGTTTATTAGTCATAATACACCTAAAGGTTATGGAACGTTCTTTCACAGTTTGTACGAAAATGGTGATAAATACAAAGATTGGGGTGCTTTTCATCGTACAATTTATGACAACCCCTTTATTCCTCGTGAAGAAATTGAACGTATAAAAGAATCTTTACCAGAAAAAGTATTTAGACAAGAATGTTTGGCTTCTTGGGAAAATTTTGATGGTCAGATTTTTTCTTCCTTATCTACTGACAATATTATTCCTGATGAGAATTTACCTACTTACTTTGAACAAGTATATTTAGGTGTTGACTGGGGTGATGTCAATCCTGCTTTAGTTGTGGTGGGTAAAATGGGTAACACTTACTTTATTATTGATTTCTGGGAAAATCCTAACCCTAATACTGCCATTGAACAACGAGTTCATAACGACAAAGCTCTTCAGTTTGTGAGTGAACACAATGTGAGCCGTGCATTTGCTGACCCATCACAACCCGGTCGAATTTTAACTATGAGAAAGTCTGGGATTCCTAAACTTATGGGGGGTTATAATCGTGTTAATGAAGGTAATGGTATTGTAAACACTTTACTTTATCAAAAACGCTTAATGATAGCCGAATCTTGCAGAAGGGTTTATGAAGATATGGGGGCATATCATCGGACAACCAAAGAAGGATTGATTAAAGAAGAAGTCGCTGAAGCTCAACAAGACCATCTTTGTTTTGTGGCTGGCACACAGGTTTTAACAGAAACTGGTTGGCAAAATATAGAAAGCCTGAAAGTTAAAGACAAAGTGTGGTCTTCTAAAGGATTACAAAATATTACTTTCACTGGTTCTCGATTAGCAGAAACGGTAGAAGTTAAAGATTACAATTCTTCTGGTATTGTGCGCTGTACTCCAGACCACCCTTTTTACACGAATAATGGTTTGATAAGTGCTGAAAATCTTAGTGTTATAAACCATTTAAACTATCTTGACCAATCTCAATGGGTGTCACTTTTAGGGAGCGTCAATAATTTAACGGATTCCCTATGGTCAAGCCCAGCCCTAGAATGTGTAGGTAAATACTCAATAAACCGAGTCTATAACATAGAAGTCGAAGAGTCACACAATTACTACATCAAAATTGGCTCAAACGCAGTATTAGTTAGTAATTGCGATGCTTTAAGATATGTGTTAGCAACTTTAGAACATAAAAACATCGAAAACATTATTCCAGAGGGTTCTGTCATAACCACACCAGAAAGACCCGTTCCAAAGTCTAACTCTTTATTTGCGGGCTTAATTTAATCAAAGTGGGTACGCTCAACACTCTAGTAGCGTTATAATAATTTCATTCAAGTTGGAAAAAATAAAAGTTGGAGATAAAAATGAAGTTTAGGAAAAAACCCCTTGTTATTGAAGCAGTTCAGTTTATAGGCAACGATGCAGAATGTTTGGCATTCTGTCCTATTGCGAAAGACCCCGTTGATAATAAGGACAACCTGATAATCCCTACACTTGAAGGAGAAATGCGTGTTTCATTTGGCGATTGGATTATCAAGGGGGTGAACGGCGAGTTCTATCCGTGCAAGCCTGACATCTTTGAAAAGACTTATGACAAAGTTAAAGTCTAACTCTTTATTTGCTGGTTTAATTTAATCCTAAAATCGCCCAACACTCTAGTAGCGTTGGGTTTTTAAATGAAATATCCAAAAAAAGTAGCATTTGAAATTTTAGAATCTGTCCATCCTGAAGTTGAACAAAATCAGGAACTTTTTGACATGACTGACGACTTGTTAGGGGGTGGTCCAAGATTAAAAGATAATTTAGAAAAATATTTAGTTAAAAAACCAGATGAAGATGCTGAAATTTACAAATACCGTAAAAAACTCTTTACTTATGTTCCTATTTTAGGGCAATGTTTAGCTCAATTATTGAATAGGATGACTGCCTCTAATCATACTATTAATGGTTTTTCAGAAAGTCCTAAACACAAAGAATTTTGGTTTAAATTTAGAGAATCTGTTAACGGTAATCATCAAAAAGAAAAAGCTTTTATTAAAGATGTTTTCTTTAAACTTTTAAAATATGGAAAAGTATACGCAGTAATAGAAAAAGATTATTCAGACATTTTACCTACTAATAAAAAAGAAGAAGAAGAATTAGGTTTAATGCCTTATATTGCGTTGTATGACCCTCGTTCTGTTATCCACTATCAAGAACTTGATGGAAAGCTAAAATGGATAAAAATTAGAGAATTAGAAACCAATTATAGCCCTGTAGGTGAAACGCAATATTTTCTGAAATGGACATTTATCGACGATAGTTTTATTACTAGCTATCGTTGTCCAATGATTTATAGTAATACAGGAAAACTTGAACCCGATGTCCAATCGGAGTTTAATTCAAGTTCTTATATGATTCCTTTGTATAAACAAGTTGCCCATGAAAGAGGCACTATTCCTGTTGTAAATATTAAAATTCCTGAAAATCTTTGGGTCACTAAAGAAGCTATATTTTTAGTTTTGGAACATATTAGGGTTCATAATAATTTGACATATACCGCAAATGTTGCTGGTCAAATTCAAAGATTATTTACTCCTATGTCTGAATCCGCAGATAAAATGGTTGACTTGGAAGAAGCCAGAGGTCAAACAGGAAACCATCGAGTATTAATTGGACAAGGATTTACTTTTAATGAAACTACTGGTACTGCCATTAATACCATTGCTGGCTATCTAGGAAAACTAGAAAGTAGAATTAAAGATTTAATTTTTTCTAATGGTATTTCTGCTGGTGATGATAGACCAATGCAAGAATCTGGCGTAGCTAAGAGTATGGACTTTATTAGTCAAGAACAAGCTCTTGCCGCTTACGGTGAACAATTATTGTTTTTTCTTGAAGAATGTTATAAATTAGTTGCTTTAACTCAGGGCTTTAGTAAAGAGGAAATTTCTCAAATTTCAGTTTCTGGTCTTAATGAATTTGTTTTAGATACTGTTGACACAAAAGTAAATAGAATTTCCCTTTTAGAGGCTTTAGACACTCCTATTTCCAATACTGCTATGCGCCTAGTGGTTGAAGACCTACAACGAGCTTTAACTCCTAACGCTTCAATTCTTGAACAAGAAATTATCCATAACGAAACTTTACAAGACTTCTCAGATGTCAACCATCCTAAACTTGGTTTAGAAGAACTTACGTCTTTAGTATTGAACCAAATCGTTTCTGTTTCTACTGCTCAAGAATTATTAGGCTTTGACCCTTCAGTAGAATGGGACAGAATTAAAGAACAAATGCTTGAAATGCAAGCTATTCAAAACCCTGAAAATAAAAACTCACCTACAACTGAAACTGAAGAAACTGAAAAACCTGAAGAACCTGAAGAACCTGAAGAACCTGAAGAAAATGTTGACCCTCTTGAAACTGTGGTAAATCTAGCTAATGCTTTAGCTACTCTTTCTAATGATAAAACTGAAGATATTCTTGCTTCTGTTAATTTTAATGAAAATATTTCACCTGACGAAGCAAAACCAATAATTATGATATTAGCTGAAAAATTAGGTAAATTAATTGACGCTACGCCAGAAGAAGTTTTAGAGGGGGTTGGTTATGAGGAGGATTAGAAAATCTAAAGGCTTAAAAATAAATACCAAAGCCAAAATTAAAGGGTCAATTGCTTATCGCACAAAAGCTTTTGGTAAGTTTAACATATACAGAATCTTTAAAGAATCTGATGTTAAAAGAGATGCTAGTGGAAAATTTACCTTTGAGGGAGCCGTAAGTAAGGCTTATGGTAAATTTAATCGTCAACAAAGTAAGGAAAAGATAGCTAATGATAAAAAATCTCAACTTAAAAATCAAAATCAGGAGTCTCAATCTAATCCTATAACTCAAGATTCCAAAAGTGCCAAAAAAAATCAACCTAACTCAAAATTGATTCGCATATCTTTGGCTAAAAAGATTCAGCCTCTTTTAGAAAAAATTGAAGAAATAGTTACTCAAAAAAGTAAACCCTTAAGTGCCAAAGGTACAGCTTTACCTAAAGATTCTAGAGGTAAAATAAAACCAGCCGGTATTATGCAAAAATCGGGTGAGCGAAACTTTTCTGTTATGGTAAACAACCTTAAAGAATTTAGAGAGGCTTTTGGAGAATTTTCAACAAAACAAATTTTATTGACTTATAACATTAGTCTGCTTACTGCTGAAAATAGAAAAAAACTCTTAGATGAATATCGAAGATTTCTGAATTTTAAGGCTCCTGAACTTTTTGCTGACGGTCAAGTTTACAATTCTTTAAAAGATATTAGAGCGGCATTAGTTAAACAAAACGACGTTGACGCATTAAACAAAGAATTTTTTGAAAATAGATTAGTTGCTTCTTTTTTAAGTTCTACGACTTGGGCAAATTTAAGCACTGTTCCAGAATATAAAGTTAATGAACTATTTAAAGATATTAAATCTATCTATGATTCTGCAAATTCAAAACGAAAAAACTTTAAAGCCGCAAAAGAAGCTGGTAGATATAAAGTCGAAAAAGTTGCTGACAAAGAGCAAATAGCACAGTTCTTGAAATCAGCTATAGACTCCATTAACATTCAAAAAGAAGAACTTATACGAAATGCTTTAATTGCTAACGAATCCGCAAAAGTACCCAAATCAGATAAAGAAATAATAAAAGAAATAGAAACAGAAACAAAACTATTAATTGAGTATGTTACAAAACTTGGTAGAAATGCTGAGGTCGTAGGTGATAGAACTATTCTTAGTAATAAACTCCAAATTAAAGATACGTTTTTAAGAAAATTACCAATTTTAGAATTAATGCAATTACAAGAACAATTACGTTTTGAGATTGGTAATAATGTTGATAAGGCAAAAATTCAACTTTTTCTTTTTAACTTGGAAAAAGATGATATTTATAAAGTCCCTATTACTAAAATTAAACAGGGCTATCAACTCCATCATGTAAACCAATTTGCATCTTTTGATGTTAATGGTAATCCTTATTTTGCTATTGAAAAAGCTTATGGTAGTAGTAATAAAGATTCACTTAAAGCTATTTCCGAAGAAGATTTGTTAGGTTTAACCGTAAACTATGATGAAAATGGTAATATCTCTTATTTTTCTAAAGATTATTTCTCAGAAAAAGGCGCAAAATTAAAAGGTTCTGTTTTTTTAAAAGATTTACCATTAAGTTATTATCGCAATAATTGGGAGTTAATTGTAGACAAAATCGACAACACTATCATTGGGTTTAAAAATCCTGAATCCGGAGAAACTGTTTCTTGGGACAAAGCTATTTCTGAAATGAACCACTCGCCTAAGTTATATCTGGATTTACCCATTGCTTATCATGAAAAGTCTAGAGTCAACAGTTTATATGGTTTATTACACCCTGTCGAAAATTATACTATAAAATCTGATAATGATATTCAAAAATCTCAACTATCAAATCTTTCTGAATTAGCTTCTAAATTAAACGTCTCTAAAAAACTTCAGACAGAATTAGAAGAAGGACTCAAAACAGGAAAGTTAAAAGCTGGTAAAGGTCAAGTAGAGTCTGAAAGACATGATGAGGTTCGTGATAATTTAAACTTGTATCGTCGTCTTGAACTTTTGGAACAAGTAGAAAAAGCTATAATATCTCAATTTGAAGAAATACCCTCAGCAAGAGATAAAGCTGTTATTTCTAATTCCGCTAAGTATAATTACTATAAAAATGGAATCAGACCTTCTTATGTTAATAATTTGACTAAATTAGAGGAAAGATTAGCTTTTTTAACCCAGTCTGCGGCTTCAATAAATGATTTATTACCTTCAGACCAAAATTCTGCCCAAATTGAGGCTATTAAAAATCTTCAAGAAAAAATAAAAAACACAAAAAACGTGATTAAAGAAATTGATAAGGTGACTAATTCTATCATCAATCAAGGACTTAACGCTGATTATATTAGAAATCACACACCAAGCCAATTCTTTGACTCTGCTATTAAAAATCCTAGAATTTGGGGACTTCCTGCTAATGCTACCCCCAAAATGGTGATGAATGCTATAATGAATGAACTTAATGGCTCGACTTTAACCGACAACTTCCCTAATTTAGACGACCAATTAAAACCTTTGCCTAAAGACTCAAAAAACGATGATTAACAATATCGATTTAACCATCTACTCCCCCTATAATGCTTCACTTATGCTGGCTGTTAATAATCTTTCTGAAGCTTTTTGGCTTAATGTGAAGGATTACTCCGACAATCCAAATTATTCCTTTTTTGGGTATGCTTTTGGTGGTGGTTCTGCTAAAGATATTCAAAATCCTGATAAGTGGATTTTGATTAAAGACACTGATTTGCTCTCTATACGCCCTTCTGAAAATCCTAACGCCACTTCTGATTCTGTCTACGAATGGGATGTTTATAACGGTTTAGTTATTGGTTTAAAAGATGACCAATTTGAATTATTTGATTATCATAAAATTCCTTTTATTCATCCTGATATTTTGTATGCTAATTACTATTTTTGGATTAACCTTCAGGACAAAATCTTTTTTCGACAAATAAGCTCAAAAGACTAATTTGAATTATCTTAATTGACAGGAAAAAAGTTTTTAGGCATTAACCCCTTGACAGAATTAAAAACCTGTGATATGATAGAGGGGTTTAAGTTTCAAACCCATTATTTTTGATGAACAAACAAGAAACAGCCACAGAAATATTAGATTTCTGCCAAAAAACTTACCCAGAGCTAAAGTGGTCATTTACGTCTTTAACTAAAACTGAAGACATGATTTACGGGTATCGCACTATTCTTAATTCTATAAATGGAATACAAATAGATATAAGAGTCAATAGTAACAACTCTTATAGTAGTGACGGTTTACCTAGTGATTTTAAAAATTACATAGAAGGTCGATCTACTATTTCTAATTTAGAGTGGGAAGGGAGTTTTCTTGTATGGATAAATGATAGAAAAAACAGTACAATTTCATTCAAGAAAAGTGGAACCGCTAAACATAAAGAATTAAATCTATGGCGTGAAAAAGGAACACAAATTATGATTAATATTCTTTCGTTTATTGAACATGAAATACAAACCGAGGCAACACTGTCACAACAGCAAAAGAGTTTTTTGAAAAGCTAGAAGCTATAGAACGCTCAAAAGAGATAGATATACTTAAAAAAATTGCGGCTTTTGGTCATAAATTTCAGAAAAAAAGTTGTTGACAGATTTAAACCAATCGGCTATAATGAAATTGTAACTCCTTAGTAATTAAGCCCTCTATTTAACCCTCTACAAATTAGAGGGCTTTTTTTTGACCTTAAATAATAAGTTTTTCTTATGTGTACTATAAGAATCCTTAATATCAAACCAGTAGCATCTTTCAACCACATCTGCTATATTGTACTTTAAAACCTTTGTCAGCACAAGTACTTTAAAAACATGGATATTAATTTTCAAAATAAACTACCAGTGGCAATTTCTATTGGTGAGGATGTGGCTAAAAAAACCTTTAGTTTTGTTCAGCTATCTCGCCTACAGTCTAGTGAAAATATTTTGATGTTTCCTTTACTGGAATCCCAAAATTTAGAGGGTGGTTTCAAAAATATTCTTGAGCAAGCACGGCAAAAGGTAAACAATGCACTCAATCTAAATTGTCAATTTTCCATATCGGATTTAAAAGACAGAATAACGCAGTCACTATCTAATCAAGGTTGGAACGAGGTTGATTGGGCAAATTTTTGGGTTAAAGAATTTTCGAGAGCTTTGGGGTATAATCAGTGGTTGAATCGGTCTTGTTATTCATTCTCTATTTTGGATAAATACCTTAAACAAAAAAACTCGAAGATTATTATTTTGATAGATGGACTAGAAAATATTTTTCCGGATTTAGCCCATGATAACCTTCAACAAACAGCTTTGAAAGCATTGATAGAAAATTTGCCAAATAAATTGTCCGAAATTCGGCAATCTAATCTAGGATTGATCGTTTTTCTGCATAGAGATTCCATGAGAAAAACAATTAGGCAAAACTCAGGACAATTTGAAAGCTTGTACAGTGAATACCTTTTTTAGTGTGTGGTCAAACGACTAAGCCACTAAATTATCCTAAAATCACCTAGCTTTAGGTGATTTTTTTTTGAAACCCAGACATATACTAATTAACTTTACCAGTCTTTAATTATGTCTGATGTGTCAAATGCCCCTTTAGTGGTGGTAGATTTTCGAGTAGCTGTCTATCAAATATATTCTGAGTTTAAATTTATCAAAGCAAACTGTCCTCCTGAGATTGTGAAATCATGGTTAAAAGCGGCATGGGCTTTAAAATTAAACAGGGGTTTTACTGGATTGCCTTATTTTCCACATACTGTGGTGGTAGTCGACGACAGTTCACCTTATTGGAGAAACGATTATTTAAGAGAACGAGGATTTCCAGAGTATAAGGGCGGAAGACCCACTAAAACAGACGAATGGTATGAAGTCAATCAAGCTGGTATTGACTACATTCACGCACCCAACTCCCCCTTGCATTACCTTAAATTTGAAAAATTTGAAGCAGATGACATAGCTTCGGCACTTGTCCGCACAAGTCCTAAACGTTTAATCTTTCTTCACACTATTGACTCGGATTGGATGGGGTTAGTCAAGGATGGTTGTCTCAATGCGAATTTTTCTTTAGACGAGGCAATTAAGGAACCATGGGTCGATACAACTGTTCTATGGGTCAGCATGGATAAATGGACACCTCGTTTTAGAAATGTGGAAGGAGTAATAGCTCACACACTCAAAAGGGAAAAAACCCAAATTACTAACCCCGCTCAAGTCTGGGATATTAAGGCTGAAAAAGGCGATAAATCTGACAATTTAACCAAAGGTAGCCCTCTAGAGGTGATTAATCTATTAAATCCGCCACTTCAATACGATTTGCTCAATATCCCTAAATGTAAAACCCAAATAGTGCAAGTAGCAAATGCTGGCACACCTAACTCAAGTTTAAAGCATATCAAAAAAGCTCATCAATGGTTTGTCAATGCTGGACACCGTGTACCATTCTGGGGGTACTACGACTTTGTTCCAGACTTTTGAAAAATATTTTGAAAAAGGGGTTGACATCTTCAAAAAAACCAGCTAATATAGAAAACATAGACAAAGCAACAAGGTTCTAGTTCACACGCAGTCACTAACCCCGCCCAAGTCTAGGTTTGCAACTTTTGCTAAATCAAAAATCAAACCTCAAAATCAACCAAACTCTCTCAAAACCTACGAATTATGTCCTACAACTCTGTCGTTTCTTATGATAAACTTGAATCCGTTCTTTCCTCGAAAAATTGGGATAAAGCCTACGTCAACCTTCCAAACTCGTCAATCGGAAATGTTCTTAAGTCCCAATTTAAATACATTTTCGAGTCCGTTGGGGAGACCTTCTCCGATAACGAATCAGTATTAACCGTACAAGCAGATAACGGAAACTTAAAACGCTTATACAGCCCTACTGTTTACCTCGTATCCAACGAGAAAATTCGTGAATCTGCCTACGCTAAAGCAAATCCTAGCCTATTTGAATGTGATAGCACCCCTGTTTCTGACGAAGAAAAAACCAAAGCAAAAACTCCTGAAGCCATCAAAGCTTATGAAGATTTATTGCTGAAAGGGCGGAATGTCGCTGTCCGTATGGGAGCTAAACTTTTTGTTCCTTTATTAGCTTTTAAAGCCATCGAAGGTTGCGATATTGCTTTAGATAACGGTGACATTGAAATTACCTTGCCAGAAACAGAACAGTTTCCTGAAGGTTTAACTGTAAAATTCAGTGTTCGTTACTCTGAATCTGACCTAGATAAGCGGAAATCTCAAGAAGCATCTTTTAAACGGGCGTTTTCACGGTATCTCAAAAACTCCGAAAACAACTTTGGTGCTTTTCTATGTGAACCCCCTACCGGTGGTGGTAGCGGTATTCCTCTCCGTGACTTGGACGAAAATTCTGTTCATACCGTCATCGGTTATGAATTTAAAGAGTCGGAAAATGGAGGTTTTTATATTCTTTCCTTAGACTCTGGTATTCATGTCATGAGCAACAAGGCTTTAGCTACTACCTTGCGTGGAAACCCTATCATTACTCCTGACAAACCCGGTATTCTGCGAATTGCCGACAAGAAAAAAATGGCTAATGGCAACATGAAAGTAAATGCCGCTCTTTTAGTTCCTGTGGAAAACTATCCCAATGATGATGGGTTTAACCTAGACTGGTAGTTCTAATGCGGTAGGTTGTCGACTGGCAGTGCCAACACTGCCAGAATCCAGCAAGAAGATAACATCTATACAATATCGCAGATGGAACAACAGAGACAAACACCTAATTTCAGGTTAATTGAAGTAATAGAAGATGATAGTGCCAAAACTTTTATTTACGAAGACCCTGAAAAAAACATTAACTCCAGCTTTTTTGCTCGATTAAAAGCTAAAATTCAACAAATACTCAGACTATTTCATCGGAAATAGAAAAAAAAGCAAACCCCCCCATTAACCCCCCCTAAAAATTTGAGGTCTTATGTCTGATAACTTTGACTTTTCCGAATACGATGGTGAGCTTGAAAACGAATGTACTCTATTAACTCGAAGCATCATTAACACTCGTCGCCGCATTCAAAAACATACAGACAGTAACAAATTTAGTTTGGCTTCTCGTGCCAGATTATTAAACGCTATTACTCATCTGAATTTGCTTCTAGAAGATATATTTGACACCTACGAAGAACTATTCTTCGACAAAGAGTAATAATTTTCTGCTTGAACGCTCAAACCCTAGATTAGTATATCTTGGGTTTTTTTAAATGTTATCTGAAATTAGTAAGCCGCTTACTTTTAATCAACTAAAATCAAACTCTGAAATCCTTGCAGAATTGCAAACTTTGCTCAAAGAAAAAGGATTTTATCACTTAAAAATTGACGGAGTTTGGGGTCAAGGAACTGAAACAGCTATTGAGTCTGTCGCTAATTTATTAAATTTAAATAATTTCGATAAAAAATTAATTGGTAAAACTTTTATCAGCAAATTAACAAGTTACAATCCTGAAAAAGATACTGAAACTGAATTGGATGTTAGCCCTATCACAGAAGCTGACATTTTAGCATTATCCAAATCTTTAGTCTTAGAATTAGCAACCATTAAAGCAGTTATAGAAGTAGAATCTTCTGGTTCTTGGGTACAAAAAGATGGAAAACCTATTATTCGCTTTGAATCTCATATTTTTAGTAGCCTAACTAATCATTTGTACGATAAAGATTATCCCAATATTTCCAGCAAAAAATACAATCCAAGTATAAATTTATCTACTTCTGAAAAAGAATATTGCCGATTAGATATTGCTAAAGATTTAAATGAAACAGCCGCTTTGAAATCTGCTTCTTATGGTGCTTTTCAGATTATGGGCTTCAATCATGCTCTTGTTGGATTTAAAACTGTACAAGATTTCTACCAAGCCATGTTTAGCCCTAAAGAGCAATTAAAAGCTTTTGGTCAATTTTTAATCAAAAACTCGTTAGTAAAAACTTTAAGCAATAAAGATTGGAAAGGGTTTGCGTATTCCTATAATGGGTCTAGTTATCATTTGCACAAACCGCCCTATGATGTTCGTTTAGAGAATGCCTATCAAAAATACAATTAGGTTGACAAATATCCTTTTACGTCCTAAAATAGGATACATAACGAGTTAAGGAGTTTGTTTCCATGCCCAGAAAAAAGGCATCATCTAACAACGTGGACAAATTTAACCACCCAGAGTATAATAGCCAAAATCACTTAAAAGATGTCGAAGATACAGAAGATTTAGGGGATAACTATCTCAGTGACTACGATAAATATGCCGAAGGTATTCGGGTATTAAGTTCTTTAGGTTATACTTTCATTCCCCATTTTAACCCAGACTGTCTTGGACACAGGGTTTATGTCGATACGCCTTTCACCCTGATTTCTAAAGATGGTAAAACAATTACTGATGTTAACCCTCCAAAAAATTTAAAATGGCGTAAAAGAATTAGCCTTGGTGATGATTTACCTTTATTGTCTAGTGCTTATTGTGCTATTCGTTCTCAATGTGGTAAATCAGTTGGTGATTTTTGGAAACCTATGGTAGAGTTAGGTGGTGATAAACGTAAAGCCATTTTTAATATGGCATCCCTTTTTCTTGATGCTGAAAAGTTTAATTCTCGTCAAAAGTCTGATAATCTAATCAGTCTTACAGGGGGCGATGGTGGTTTATATGTTGTCCCCCAAAAGTCTTGGTTTGACTCACGTTTTGATTCCATTTCTATTGACGACCTTTTATACCTTTTTCCCTCTGCTGAATCTAAAATGCTTCAGTACATCATTGGGCGGATTTTTGTCGGGCGTGGAGGTACAAAATCCATTGAGGGTATTGTCGTTGAACATAAAGCCCGTTATATGGGTATAATTACAGGCGAACCTCGTTTAGGCAAATCAACCTTTTTAGACGCTATATCCGAAGCTATTCAATCTTTAGGCTTTGAAACTACTACCATTTCTGAGTCTAGCGGTCGTTTTGGTTGGGCTGAAATTGCCAGCAGTCATTTTACGTTTATCGATGACTTAACCAAAGAAACCCAACGTCGTATTATTTCTTCTGGCAAAATTAAACAGATTGTTTCTAACAATGTTCTCAAAACTGAAAATAAGGGTGAAAGTGCTGTTAACACCCAATCCCAGACCGTAATTATTGCCAGTAGCAATTCTTTCAATCTTCGTGATTTCTATAACGCTGACTCTGGTATTCAAGACAGAATAAAAATCTTAGAAATTAAAACTAAGGCTGAACTTTGTAAAGACAAATCTTTACCTTATCAGGTTGACGAAACTTGTCCTTTTAACCTTCATCGACATTGGCAATTTATTGCTGATAAGAACAATGTTTCTTATGAGTCTCTCATTTATTGGTTGATTTACCTTTGTGTTCAAGAATTTTTGTCTGTTGTGGGCTATACTGAGGAAATTCCTCTTTTTCAACCTGAGAAATTTCCAGATATTGATGAAGAGACTTATAAACATCTTATGCGCTCTATAGCTCCTACTTTGAAAAAGACTAAGCCTTGTTCTCTTTATAAGACTGTCGAAGACTTAGAACGCAATTTCCGAATCCAAACTATGACTAATTCTACTCAAGCTTTAGTTTACTTTTGGCGATTTTGTCTCATTCTTTTCACTTATAACGTCGAAAAGAAACCTTCTTTACCACCTCCTGTTTTTGACGTTAATTTTCTTATTCACTTTTTAAAGGCTCATCAAGCTTTTTATTCCCCAGAATTTGAACCCTTACGCACTTTTCTAGAGGCTGATTATCTCTCTAATAACTCTCCTAAATGGCATCCTTATTCCGTGTTTTTAGAGGTTAACGGCTCTTGTATCTCTCAAGCTATTTTGAAATGTCTTGAGGCTGAAAATCTTTATTACCCTCCCGCTAAAATGGTCGAAATTTGTTTAAACTTTTTTACTTCTTCTAAAGGGTTTGAACTTCGTAAAGATTTACCTATCATTATGGAATCTTATTCCTTAGCTTCTGCTCATGATTCCTTTTTTGTTGAATTAACTTCTCATCTTTTTTATGAACAACCAGCCCTCTTTGAATTAGTTCAAAAGGCTAAAAGACAAGTCCAATCTCGATAGGTACGGAGGTTTTTATGCGTTCCAGAGGCTTTGGTAAAAAAGTCACAGCTAACTCTTTTAAGTTTCGAGATTTTGATAACTTGTCCCTTTCTGCCATTCAATCCGAAATTACCGACAAATCCTCTTTCATTAAAGTTCATAAAGAATTTGAACTTTTTGTCTTAACCAATGTCCTTCCCGTTGGTTATACTTGCTCTCATCATCTCCAAATCTACAATCTTTTAAAATCCCTTCTTCCTCTCTTCAATCCTCCCAAATCTAACGCTACTTCTGCTCAAGGTCTTAATAGAGCTATTCTCCTCGCTTTAGGTAGTACCTTGACCAGTCTCAAAAACCTTCCTTTTTCTGATAAGGCTCCTAATTCTTTTTTAAAGGTTGAATCAATGGCATTATCTCAGAAATTAGTCTCCAAACTTGACTATTCTCTTAAATACTCTATCTTTTTTCTGAATCAATACGACTCTTGTTATCAGGCTTCTCAGTCTTTTGATTTGCTCTCTTATTCCCCCTTTTGGCATCTTTTCAACTCTGAACTTTCTCTCTCTCGTTCTGCCTATCTTGACCATTCTTTATCTCTTTGGTCTTCACTTTCTCATTTTTATCTCCAATGTTTCAACTCTGTTATTTCTTTTTCCCAGTCAAAATTTAATCTTCCTTGCCCTCTCGAAGGTTTATTTTCTCATTTTGCACACAATCTCAATCAGGGTAATTCTCTTTCCTTTTTGATTGAAGCTTGGCAAGTCCATTTGAATCTGGTTTCCCAAACTTCCTTTTTCTATAAGTCTCCTAATCTTAACAAATGGTCTTCTTATATTGAAACTGACTCTTGGGGTTCCTATTTTTATGATGGACATAACATTTCGGATTTGCTATCTGAAGCTTTTCCTTGGTTCATCAACAAATCCTATGCCCCTAGTGCTATTGTTTCCCTAAAACCCGCTCGTACTCAAAAATATATCAGGGAATGGGCTAACTCAAATTCTTTTTCAACTTGCTCTTTGCCCCATTTTGAACCCTGTCCCTATCTTTCTGGCTTGATTTCCCCCACTTTGGATTTTTAACTTTTCTCCCCCCCCCCCTAAAAATTTATGGAACGTAAACTTGCAACCTTAGAAGTCATCAAAGACCTTCAACCTATCCTCGGTGCTGACAATATTGAAGTGGCTACTGTCCGTGGTTGGAAAGTCGTAGTTAAAAAAGGAGAATTTCAAATTGGTAGCCTTTGTGTTTTTTTTGAAATTGATTCTTTTCTACCTGAAATTCCAGAATTTGAATTTTTGCGGAAGTCTTGTTTTGCTACCTTAAACACTGGTGAAACTGGTTTTCGTATCAAAACCATTAAGCTGAAAAAACAATTAAGTCAGGGTCTAGCTTTGCCTTTATCTCTTTTTTCCTTGACTTCTAATACCTTTACACTAGGTACAGACCTCACTGATTTCTTAGGTGTCAAAAAATGGGAACACTCTGTCTCTGCTTCTTTAGGCGGTAATGTTTTAGGCAATTTTCCCTCTTTTGTTCCTAAAACTAACGAAGAACGCATTCAAAATTTAAGTGACCTATACCCTTTACTTTGTCAAAAATCCTTCAATGTTACCGAAAAACTAGACGGCACTAGCTTTACTGCTTTCTACTACAATGATACTTTTGGTGTCTGCTCTCGAAATCAGGAATTAATGGAATCATCTACCAACATTTATTGGCAAATTTTTCACCAGTATAAAATTGGTGATTTCCTAAAATCTTTACCTTTCTTCTCCGCTATTCAAGGTGAAATTGTTGGTGGTAAAATTCAAGGCAATCCTTACAAACTTCCAAACTATCGGCTTTGTGTTTTCAATTTGATTAACCTTGACAATCAAGAAAGATTAGACATTTTTTCCCCTTCTAACCTCTCCCTCTTGTCCAATGCTGGGCTTGATACTGTTCCTCTACTATTTCGTGACTTTTCTCTACCTTCTTCCCTTGATTCTTTAATTGCTTTTTCCTCTGGTAATTCCCTTCTTAATCCCAATACTATTCGTGAAGGTCTGGTTTTCAGAAACTTTGAAAATTCCTACACCAGTTTTAAAGTTATCAGCAACAATTTTTTGCTAAAACAAAAGATTTGAACTTAGGATAGTTGATTCTAGCTAGTCTTCTTAAATTCTAGGAAGACTTTTTTGCCTTCTTTAATTTAGAAGGCTTTTTTTCGCCCAAATTATAGTTAAAGCAACGTGGGATAGAGCAGTCTGGTAGCTCATCAGCCTCATAAGCTGAAGGTCGTAGGTTCAAATCCTGCTCCCGCCATTAAACTTAAATAGTCCTAATCGTTTGGCTTTTAGCTTCAATTGTGCTATAATTGGTTTGTATATTTTTAATAGAGAAAAAATGTCTAAAAGTAATCTGATTGTATTCGATTTAGATGATACTTTGCTAAATACTAGCCATGTTTATTGGCTTGCAAAAAAGCTTTTTGTGGAAACTTTATCTGAAGAATTAAAAATTAACGAAAATAAATTAATTGAAGAATTTGAAAAAATTGATAGTATTCAAATGCAAATACTAAAGCATTCTCCTTATCGTTATACTTTAAGTATGATAGAAACTTATAAATTGGTTTCTCATAAGATAAATCATCAAATATCTGAGGAAACTTTAAAGGCTATTAAAGAGTTTGGACGTTTAATTTTAAAAATTACACCAAATACTATTAAGGGGGCTAAAGAAATTCTTGCTTGGTCATCTCAAAACTATTCCCTTGCATTATTGACAAGAGGTGAAAATTCATTTCAAAAAAAGAAATTACACAAAAATAAACTGTATAAATACTTTGATTTTATAAGAGTTGTACCTCACAAAAACGCCGAAGTTTTAAAAAATTTTATCACAGATATAGGCTTTGATTGTCAAGATGTTTGGGTTATTGGTGACTCATTAAAATCAGATACTAATCCGGGCATTGAAATTGGAGCAAAGTGTATCTTGTACACCTATCATCATCCTCATTATCATTGGATACAAGATACTGAAAGTGTTGCATTAGGCTCTTTTTACAAAGTTGATAATTTATCAGATATTAGAGAAATTCTTGAATCAGATTCTATTTCTATTTCATAGTCGATGAGTTGAAAAATCCAATATTTTGCAATTTTGCCTCAACAACTTTCCATCTTTTAGTAGTTCACCTTTTCAGTGTGTGAACTACTCTCAAGTTTCTAAGGGATTGGGATAATAAATTATTTCGTTAGCACTTGGTATTGTTTGTCCAATTTCAAGCTCTGATACATAAAATATGTCTTTCAAACTTGTTACTGTTTGCACAACAACCCCCTCTGTATTAACGATATAAATTATATTTTCCACCTTTGAGGCTAATATTTCCCCTAATATCTCAATTGCCATTTTAATTACCCTCATCATTATCTTCATTATTACCCTCATTTTCATCATTATCTTCATTATTATCTTCATTATTATCTTCATTATTATCTTCATCTAAAGTCACTTCTGGAGTAACATTCACTAAACCTTCAAATATTCTATACACTGTATTTCCATCTGGCGATTTCATTTCTAAATCATAAACCCACGCATTTTGCCCTATTTTATTTCCTAATGCCGGCGGTATTGTTTTCGATACTAAATGTCCTAGCACTGGTCTTATTAATGTGTGATTTTCGTATGTGTTTTCCTCTATTACAATGTCATCAAATACTACTTCCACTTCTCCTTCTGCTAATAATGCCCCTTTAAATCTTTTTCTGATTTGCCACTTAAATTCCCACCCACTATAATCACCCGGTAAAAGTAATGATTTCCCTTTAAAATTGGCTCCTTGTCTTATTAATATGTTTTGTTTTATCGTTTCCATTTCTTTTTTCCCTTTTCTTTTAATTTTAACTTGAGCGACAAAAAACAGGGTTGACATTTTTTTTCTTTGTGCTATGATAGCTTTGTAGTCTTAGCAATCAAGAAAAAAATGCCTAATCTCACGATTTTAGATTTTGAATCCTCTAACATCCGATTTGAAAACCGTGATGGACGAGTTTGGGTGAGTCTAACTGATATGGCAAACGCTAGTGGAAAACTCATTGGTCATTGGAACCGGCTAGACTCCACAAAGGAATTTCTGTCAGCCTTAGAGTCCGATATCCATCAACGGATATCGGAAACCATAAAAGGTGGTGTCCCTTCAAAACAAGGAACTTGGGCTATCGAAGAAGTTGCCATCGAATTTGCTGGCTGGTGTTCTGTTCATTTCAAAATTTGGATGCTACGCCAGATTAAAACTTTGATGACTCAAGGCTATGTTGCATTGCCGCAAACTCAACAGCCTAAACTTCCCGCTCACAAACTCGCTGAAGAAATTACGGAATCTATTTTCCAAATTCAAAACAAAATTTCTGAAAACAATCCCCGATTGGCACAATTTCTCATCGATTTAGCAATTTCCGAAGTTATGCCCGCAGGTAACAGCTTAACAGGTGTTAAACTAAAAGGGGTCGCCGAAATTGCAGAATCTTTGGGTTTGCCAGTTAATTTTCAAAACCGTTCTTCTTTAGGCAAGTTTGTTAAAAAAACTTGTGGACATCTTGCTCAACAAGAAGAACGCTTGGTTAATGGACAGCAACGATTTGTTGCTTGCTACCCAGAGGATGAACCTGAAGTTATTCAAGCTATCAGAAATTTTTTTAGCTAGTTAGTTTGAATTTTTAATCTTTTGCCTTCTTCAATTAGAGGGCTTTTTTATGACCTTAAGCTATAAGTTTTTCTTATGAGTAATATAAGAATTAATAATCCTAGACCACTTGCCATTTTTCATCGTGTTTGCTATACTTAGATTGGTGATTCAATTTCTTAAAATCTAAGGATTAATTTTTCAGCCCGTCTTCCTACCTAAAATTGGAAGACTTTTTTTTTGTTTAAATTTTAATTTTTAGTTGACAACTTTTTTTATTTGTGTGATACTAGAATTTGTACCTTAACAATGCGAAAAAAATGCCTACTCTAACAATTTTAGATTTTCAGTCCTCTAACATCCGATTTGAAAACCGTGATGGACGAGTTTGGGTGAGTCTGACTGATATGGCGAAAGCTAGTGGAAAACGCCTTAGTCATTGGAACCAGCTAAACTCCACGAAAAAATTACTGTCTGCATTAGAGTCCGTGGTCGGGAAAACGGCCACGGAAACAATTCAAGGTAGTGTTCCGTCAAAGCAAGGAACTTGGGCTATTGAAGAAGTTGCCATTGAGTTTGCCGGGTGGTGTTCTATCCATTTCAAGATTTGGATGCTACAGCAAATCAAAACCCTGATGACCCAAGGCTATGTTGCATTGCCGCAAACTCAACAGCCTCAAACACCCAAATTATCTGCCAACAAACAGGCATTGGAAATCAGCCGTGATGTTCGAGAAATCACTGATGTTCAACCAGAAAGTTTACACTTCTTGGAACAAACAGAAATGGGAATAAAAGTTCATCCCGTGCAGGAGTCTTACGGCAAAAATGTTGACCAAATTTTGGAAGATTTGATGGGGTTAGAAACAACTCGTCCCAAAGAAATCGCTGAAGCTTGGAAAGATATATATATGAACAAATTTCTCAAAATCAATTAGAGACTTCTAAAAATAAAATCAATGACCTCAGAGCTAAAATTCAAAATGACCCAGAATTAATTAAAGCTGAAGTTGTTATTCGACGCAAGGAAATTATCGGAAAATGAAGTATATTAGAAAAAGACAAGAACCACCAGAGTTTAAGAATTGGAAAGAGCAAGCTAACCAAGTGAAGTCCTTCCTTCTATCCACAAAACTGGTAGCTATTCCTTACCTCAACAGCCTCAACTTCTTAGTGAAGAAAAAGCGCAGTTTAAAGACTTGGAAAAGACAAAATTAAAGGTCTATGTACCGCCCACACACCCAGTGAAGTCCAAGAAGCTATAGAAGAAAAATTGTTCCCTTGCCAAAATGGAAACGGAAACCGCAAATCAGTCTAAAAGTCTTCCAATTGAATGTTGGAAGATTTTTTTTTGTTTAAACTTTAATTTTAGTTTTGAGTAGACAACTTTTTTTTTGTGCTATACTAAAAATGTCCAATTAAATAAATGTGTGTAAACTCTATGTCTCAATCTTCATTTTTAGAATCCTACCCTAACGCTGGTGGGATTCGTATTGAAAATCGTGATGGTGTGATTTGGGTTAGCCTAACCGATATTGGTCGTGCGTGTGGAAAATTTTTTTGGGAATGGAAAGAACTGGAATCCACAAAAAAGTTCCTGAACAGCTTAGGGTATGATAGAGGATTCAAACTCTTTGAAACTAAACAAGGTGGTGAAACTTCAAAACGGGGTACTTGGGCTATTGAAGAAGTAGCCATTGAGTTTGCTAACTGGTGTTATCCTAGCTTAAAAGATGTGGCGGTAGCTAAAGCGGTCGCTGAAATCCAAAATTTGCTTTCTGACGACAACCCCCGATTTGCACAAGGAATTTTCTAATGTCACTGAATTAACGACACTCAGTAGAGTCCAAAAAGGTATGGTTTTGAAAAAGGGAGTAACTATTAGTTAAACCCTTGGTGGAAACCAAAAAAGGCATGGAAAAAATCGTTCCCTTGACTGGAAAGCAACGGAAGCCAAAAAACAGTCTCATAGTCTTCCAATGAAATGTTGGAAGATTTTTTTAGGTCTTAACCATGTACTACCTATTCCAAAATCAATAAAACCCAATCATATCAAAGGTTTTAGCGTTTTAATCTTTAAAAAACACCATTTTAAAATCAATAAAACTCAGTCGTAGTATAGCTTTGACCCATTTGTACTATGTAGTAGGGGGGGGGGTAACTTTATTTTTTTTTTGTCTCTACCCATTTGAATCATCGCCGTTTAACGAAAAAAAAGTCCCACCTCACCACCCCACACCCCAAAAATATTTTTCCACTACCACTTGACATTTTGTTTATTTCTATGCTATGCTATACATATAGCGAAAAAAAAAAAATAGAATGGGGGATAGGATACTAGGATACTTTAATCCTAGGGTATTCACAAATTAACCTATCAAAAAATTAAATATATATTTTAAATATTTAGCCCATATTTACCCATTTTACCCATTTTGCCTATTTTTAGCCATTTTTAGCCATTTTTAGCCATTAAGAATCCGTTTAACGGTAAAAGTATTGTTACCCGCCCCGAAGTGCAAGGAATGGCTGTTTTTTGCCATCTGTAGTGTTTTTGTCCACCTCAAAAGAAACAGAAAGGAATGCCAGTGTTTTGAACTCCGATGCAATGATTCAAATGGGTAGTGACAAAAAAAATAAAGTTATCCCCCCTACTACATAGTACAAACAGGTCAAAGCCATACCCAGACTGAGTTTTATTGATTTTAAAATGGTGTTTTTTAAACTCTAAATCCTTAAAACCCTTGATATGATTGGGTTTTATTGATTTCCGACCAAGTAGTACAGTTTTTAGTGGCTCAAATAGTTCACCTTTCCCCTCAACCATGCTAAAATAGATGCTAGACGCAAAACAAAATACAGACCCGATTCCCGATGAACTCAATCAATGCCACGCTAATCCTCAAATTCATTGTTAAAACCAAAATCGTTGGTGACACTAAGCAGTTTGCCGTGTTTGTCAACGTCGTCATCACTACGGAACCTCACCCTAGTCTAAAGGAGGCAATGGACGAATATTCTTCTCTAATATCTGATATGTTTGAAAAAATAAAAACAGATTTGGAAAAAGAATACTGCGAACGTTCGATTGCTTTTTTGGACTCGGTAACGCCTACTTTCTTTCAGTCTAGCAAGTCCTAATCGTCAAATCGGGTATCAATCTTATTCCCTTGTGCCAAATTGCAACTAGGACAAAGCAAAACTAAATTTTTTAAGTCAATGGCTAAAGATTTCGTTTGCTCTTCTAATTTTGATATGGGTATCAAATGGTGTACATGATACCCATTGTTCAAATTATTAAAACAGTTTGGACACAGAAACCGTTGTTTTTTTTTCAGGAAATCGATTCCTGTTTTACCTACACTTGATTTTTTCCAATTGTTAAATAATTTGCGATAATCGTTTTGCTTCTTATACATTGGTTTAGATTTTTGAAGACTACCCTATATATGTCCTAAATGCCTTTATTATCGCAAAAAGGGGGTTTAAAACCTCGCTCTTTAGGGCGACCACTTGGAATTAGTCTTCATGCTTTAAATTTAATTTAAAAAAGTGTTGACAACTTTTTTTCTTGTGCTATACTAAAGTAAAGACACACTCATCTGAGAATTTCATGAAAGCAAGGTATCAATTCCGTATTTACCCAACAGACCAACAAAAAAGGCTTTTGTCTCAGTTGTTCGGATGTGTGCGTGTTGTATGGAACGATACCTTAGCTTATTGCCAAGAACTCTATCAACAAGGAGAGAAAAAGCCAAAATATACCGAGTTGTCTAAAAGACTAACTCAAGTTAAAAATCTGAAGAAAAACGGTGGTTGACTGAGGTTTCTTCTATTCCTTTACAACAGTCTTTGAGAGACTTGGAGACTGCCTACTCTAACTTTTTCGCATCTTGTAAAGGAAAAAGGAAAGGAAAAAAAGTCAAACCTCCCAAGTTTAAAAAACGTAAATCTAAACAATCAGCGAGATTTACTGAAAACGGTTTTATCGTTAAGCAACACTGCGTCTATTTAACAAAAATCGGTGATTTAAAAATAGTTTGGAGTCGTCCATTACCCTCTAAACCTTCTAGTGTCACCGTGATTAAAGACGCATCAGACCGCTATTTTCTTAGCTTTGTTGTCGAAGTTCAGCCCGAAATACTTCCTGATAATGGGGAGTCCGTGGGAATGGATTTAGGAATTGCTACCTTTGCTACCCTTTCAACGGGGGAAAAGATAGACGCACCGAAACCGTTAAAGAAACGATTGAAAAGGCTTAAAAAAGCACAGAGAAACCTTTCCAGAAAACAAAAAGGGAGTAAACGACGGGAAAAAGCCAGAAAACGAGTGGCTAAAATCCACGCAAAAATTAAGGACACTCGTACTGATTTCTTGCATAAACTATCCACTAGAATTGTTCGTGAAAATCAAACAATAATTTTAGAGGATTTAAACACATCGGGAATGCTTAAGAATCGTAAGCTATCCCGTGCTATATCAGACTTAGGATGGCGTTCTTTTCGAGATATGCTATCAGCAAAATCTGATAAATATGGACGTGATTTTCGGATAATTTCCAGATGGGAGCCAACGTCTCAAAGGTGTTCTTGTTGTGGGAATATCGGAGGTAAGAAAGCGTTAAATATTCGTGAGTGGGAATGTCTTTTCTGTGGGACTTTTCATGATAGGGATGTAAACGCCGCAATTAATATAAAGGTCGCCGGTGGACAATCGGAGACCTCAAAAAACGGACGTGGAGGACAGCGTAAGACTTCTGTTAAAGAAGCAGTATCCTGTGAAGCGTCAACCCAACCGAAGATTGAACAATTAAGTTTGTTTGATTTGCCGGGAATCACCGTCCGTTAACGACGGTGAGGATGTCAAGCTAGTAGGTTTAGCGGTAGTGTCAAAACTTTGAGGAAGTTTAAACCCTAGACCGCTAGTAGAATCAGATACTGCTAACCCTGGTTCCATTAAATTGATTAAATCTCTCAAAGCTGGAGCATTATTTCCATTAACAAGTCTAGTATCGTAAGCAAATAAATTAGACCGAAAACCCATATAATAATTACCGACATTATCTGTGTTTTGTAAGTTTGGTGTAGTCATTAGGGAATCCTGTAAAATAAAGAAATGTTTTGAGAACAATAAATAAAACTACCATCAGAAGCACTGGTAGATGGTCGCCATGTCGTATTTATTAATGAATTTTGTAAAGAACAATAAATAAAACTACCATCAGAAGCACTGGTAGATGGTCGCCATGTCGTATTTATTAATGAATTTTGTAAAGAACAATAAACAAAACTGCCATCAGAAGGATTTGTTTGGGTAGAAAAAAATAACCAAAGCACAAAACAATCTTAAATATTTAACAAAATCAAAGTGGGCGGTTTTTTTATGAGAGTCCCTAGTACAGATATATTATGAGTAAAATGCTTGACAAAATCAAAAAAATATGTTTAAATAAAGAAAAGTTTGCAAATCCATCATATTTGTTATGACAAAAAAAGCTTTTGTTGATATGGGTAATTTAGTCACTCCAAGCTTGTTACAATTGTACAAAGAGTTCACCCTTGATAAGTCAGTCTATAGTTTTGCATCAAAAATCGACTTAGGAGATATTCAGTGTTTTGATTTTAAGAATTTGCCGATGCTATCTTGCCTAGAGGTTGACTGGCACAGAGACTGGGAAGGGCATACTCTTTTGTGGGTCTTAAAGTCTCATGGTCACATTTTGCAAATAGAAAATAAAGTCTCTGGGAAAATTATTTCTAAGGAACTTAAATTTGGAGATTTGATTTGTTTCAATCTTGACCTTGAGCATCAATTAATAACAAGTGATGATAGTGATAGTAACTCACTTTTTGTTTCTTTGTCTTGGAATTTAGATGCGCTTCAGCTTCCCAACGGTTTTAGGATTAAAAAATGGGAAAACATAGCGCGTATCTTAATGAAAGAAAAAATGGTAAGCACAGAGTTAATCGGTTTAGTCAATTACTTTGCTAAAATCCCTTCTAAAAGTGTTGTTTTAACACAGTGGGAACGTTTACCAAACTCTGAAACCGAAGTTTTGCGAGAATGCAATAAGCCCTTAAAACCGCCTTATATTTGGGCAAAAGTGAGTCCTTATTACTCCAGAATCAGAGTTTTGCCTTATAGTGAACAAGACTACCGCAATTGGTTTACACTACCTTCTTATTGCGCCAAATGCAAAAAACAAATTGAAGGTTTTCTAGGTTTGAGTAAGCATTTGGTTGTTCAATAAATTTTCCTGAAATAGCTAATCAGAGGTTTTATGGTTTCTAATAGTTTCAAGTTTATCGACTTATTTGCGGGAATTGGCGGTTTTCGTCTTGCTTTAAGTAGTTTGGGTGGTGAGTGTGTATTTAGTTCGGAAATAGACAAGTTTTGTCAAAAAACGTATTTTGCAAATTTTGACAAGACCTTTGATAATTTAGACATTCGGGATTTAAACCCTGAAACTATTCCCGATTTTGATATACTGACTGCCGGGTTTCCCTGTCAACCTTTTTCAACGGCTGGTAAAAGGTTAGGATTTCAAGATAAACGGGGTAATCTGTTTTTTGATATTGTCAAAGTTTTAAAGGCTAAAAGACCTAAAGCCTTTATTTTGGAAAATGTTAAAGGTTTAGTCTCTATTAAACGAGGAAAAACCTTAAAAACTATTTTGTCTATCTTAAGTGATGAGTTGGGCTATTTTGTCCCTGAACCAAAAATCTTGAATGCCCGCAATTTTTCAGTACCTCAAAATCGCCCTCGTGTTTTTATTGTAGGTTTTGAACCTAGTTCTTGCCAATATCACAGCTTTAACTATTTATTTGCCCCGTGTAGCTACAATCCCACTCCCGTAACCAGTTACCCCTCCCTTCGTTTTATTTTAGAAACAGAACCCGTTGATTTGAAATACTACCTAAACGAAGGTTATTGGCAAAGTTTACAGGCTCACAAAGCACGCCATTTAGAATTAGGTAACAACTTTGGGTACGAAATACTTGACAAGGAGGGTTGCTCTAATGCTATAATGGTTGGAGGTCAGGGGAGAGAGCGCAATCTTATTCAGGACAATAATCATCCTTCTAATTATCCCCCTGAAAAAAATAGTCGGTTCCTTCGATTTTTAACACCTCGTGAATGGGCAAGATTGCAAGGATTTCCTGATTCTTTCCAAATTGTAGTGTCTGATACACAAGCCTATAAACAATTTGGTAATTCTGTTGCCGTTCCAGTTGTCAAAGCTGTTGCCCGTAGAGTATTGTTTAATCTCTACGGGGAGACTTTCCCTTCTGTCCACTAAAGTCACTAACCCTGCCCTAAAAGGGACGGGGCTTGCCTAGACCAATTAAAAGTCGGAGAATTTGATAAAGTGAAAGAAAATCTTGGGCGTGGTAATACACCCAAAAAACCGCAATTAACACCCTTGTCTGAAGAAGAGAGTAAGCTTCGTAGGCCTTTATCACCGGAGATATTAATTGATGCCTTAACAGATTCTATTCATCATAATATTGGACGCTCTAGACCTGCTAAAACATTCAGGAGTCGTAAAAATTGCAGTGGAAAGCAAACAGATTGGTCTCCGTGAACTAGCGTCAGCCGAAGTCTCTCGCTTTTAGCGATGGGAGCGTCAATAGGTTCTTTCGTTTTTCAAAGTAAGTTTCACTCAAAATTCGCCTTTTAATTTTCAACAAGGAGTTTGTTATTATGTCCTCGTCTGTAACTATTGAAACCACACCTTTTCACTTAACCGAAGACCAAAAATTAGCTCTCGAAGATTTAGAACGTTGGTGGGGTTCAAAAAAGGGAGAACATTTAATTTCTGGGGGGGCTGGTACTGGTAAAACCACTTTAATTGCTCATTGGATACAGTCACACCCTAATCTAAAAATTGCTATTTTATGTCCTACCAATAAAGCGGCTTCTGTCCTTAAAGAAAAGTTGACATTTAAAGCAGATGTTTATACTATTCATGCCATTTTAGGACTTGTGATTCAAGAAAAAGGTGGGCAGTACAAAATGAAAGGTGTCCGAGTTACCAGAGACTCTGAAAAATCTACTTTAGATACTGGTAACTCTAAATTTGACACTAACCAATACCAGTTGATTATCGTTGATGAAGTTTCTATTCTTTCTAAGGATATGGAGTGTCGTTTAAGAGAAAAAGCGTCCCAAATCAAAGCTAAAATTCTTTGGGTTGGTGATTCTTGTCAACTACCTCCACCCGGTCAAAAAGCTAGTAACGTTTTTAATTGTGGTAGCAGTTCTATTTTAGAACAAGTCATGCGTTATGATGCTGGTGTTCTTAAAATTGCTGAACATCTTCGGCAACTCATTAATGATTATAACTCCCCAAAGCCAACTTTAAAGTCTATTATCGATAAACAATTGGTTTTAGACCCTGATTTGCACAATGTTGAACTTATTTCTGCTAATGAATGGTATGAAAAATTAAAAAATACTGTGGTTTCAGAAAATACTGAGTTCAAAATATTAGCTCATAAAAACGATAAAGTTTGTCACTATAACGAACTTATTCGTACAATAAAAGGTATCGCTAATAAACCCTTTGCTGATGGCGAACAACTTATTAGTTTACGACGTAATAACTACTTTAAATATGTTAACCGTACTAATAAAGTTGCCAATTTTGTTAATGGTGAAATCGTTTCCATCCTTAGTTCCCATTTTTCAACTTCCAAACTTTGTGACCCATTTAAAGAGAAAGAAATAGACATTTTTGATGCTAAAGAATTAGTGGAATTTACTCTTAATTTTCACAAAATGTCTAACTTTATTGTTGAAGTTTGGGACACTACTGTTCAATCTTTAGACAGAGATTTACAATGGACGATTTCTTTTATTGACCCTCGTAATAACGATAAAATGATTCAGGTCATGAATCGTTCTATAACTTTGCAAGAAGAATTGAAGGATTTGACAGCCATTCTTTATTGTATCGATGGTTTAATCTCTGGCATAATTCCTAAAGTTCAAGACCCTTCTATTTTGGCAATAGCTCAAGAAGCTTTAACTTATCTTGAACAAGCCTACCCTGATGCTCTTTATTCTGTCAGTTCTAAACTACAATCCAATTGTAAAGCTCTTTATTCTGCCTATAAAGAATGGCAAAATTTAAGCTTTTTGACGTACCATTGGGCATATAACTATGCTTTAACGGTCTATAAAAGTCAAGGGTCTGGTTTTGATGTTGTTTTTATCGACGGTCTAGACGTGTTTAACGCCCCCAATTGGAAAAAATTACTCTATGTGGCTCTGACGCGTGCCAAACAAAAAGTTTTCATTAAAGAGTAGGTTGAAAACCCACCCGTAATATAGGTGGGTTTTTCTTGACTTTTTTTTCGTCAACCATGCTATGCTAAATATTAATCAATTTGGAGTATTTTTTCGATGAACCATGTAGAAGCTGAAACCGTTAGTTCTTTAGTTACGCTTATCTCGAATAGACAATTTTCTACCTATTTGAAAACCTTACAGGTTTCTAAAGTTCCTCTGGAGTACAAAATGACCCTAAACCTCTATACTCTTGAAGCTGTTAAAGACCTTTTTCCTTCTTTAATTGGCGAGTATTTTGCTTGGCGTAACAAATGTTACCCTTTAGAGTCCATTCAAGATTGGTATGAATTTTTACCCCCTGAAGAACAAGGAAAAAAATACCCTTTTGAACATCTTTTCTCTTCTCAAGAATCTTGTCTTGAATATTTAAGCCATAATTATCATGCTTGGCTTTTATGTTTTATGCTAATTCGTGAAGAGCAATACTCTGATTATATTTTGTCCTTTCGTAATTCTCGTTTGCCTCTGCTTGCCAAATTTGTCCTTCACAATGCTATTCTGTACGCTTGGGAATGGGACAAAAATGAACCAATTGATGTGGATGCCGATACCCTCGATAATGATTTAAAATTGCTAACTTTTATCGAGGATAATTTTGGCTCTCTAATTAATGCTTTAGAGGAATAGTTTCCAGAAATGTCTAATTCTACCCCCTAGTCCCCAATTTGTACCAAAAATTCGCCATGTCTAACAGTCTGATTCACACACTATCTCCCCTTGAAACTGCTTATGTCGCTGGTATCATTGAAGCCAAAGCCTCTATTAACTTAATGCGACATAAATACTTTGTTACCCCTGCCATCGAATTTCATCACAAAAATCTTAATTATTTGCATCTAGTTAGTCAAATGTTAGGGGGTACTGTTTATATCGCAAAACCCCCTAATCGTAACAAAAAATGGATTATCAAAGGTCAATTAGCTATCGACATTTTGACGGCTATTCAACCTTATTGCATTGTCTTTTCCCCCTTAATTGATATTCTAATCGAATATCAAACTTGGTATCTTAATAGACCAAAATTTAAGGGTCTGGGTGAAGTCCATCAACGACAAACTATTGATTCCTACATTAAGAAAGTTAAAGATTTTAAAGCCAATGTCGAAATGGCTAAAGTCTCTAACCGTCCAGAAAACTATTTGCACGCTCGAACTAGAAAACACTTCACTGGCAGTGTCTAAGCAACTTCACCCTGTCGCTCAAACCATTTACATTGATTGTAGTGATGTTGCTTAAAAATCTTTGTTAGATGGTTATAAAATTATTCAAGTTTTTTACATTGACTACAACCGTGGTCAATGTTTTTTTGTTTTCCCCCCCCCCTCTCAGCCCTTGCTGTTTAATTAACCCCTCCGCCCTCAATATTTCCACCTTGACAGATGACTAAAGTTGAGCTATAATAAAGTAGTTCACCCACTTAACTAAACCAGTGTATGTCTAGAGTAAATCCTGTAGGGATTCCTTTGATTTCTGAATCTTTAAGGCTACAATTATTTGGCGATTTAGAAAACCACCCAAGCAAAACGGCTCGTGAAGAAGCCAAAAGACAGTTACAGAGCTTCAATCTGAGTAGCTCTAACATTCCTACTCCTCCTATTATTGAATTTGATTTACCCCCTCTTGAAGGTGAAGACCTTGAAAAACATTTTCACAACATTGCTATTCAGCGTTCTAAACCTTATTTAGATTTAGCAGAGTCTTTAGCTCGTACCAGTATTCCACCTATTCCTTCTGAATTTATTTTCAAGTGTGGTTGGACTTGTTACCCTATGGATGGGTCTGAACCTTATTCTGTCCCTTACCCTCTGGAGATGGCTATTGTTTATGACTGTGAGGTTGCTGTTACTAGCTCTAATTACCCTGTCATGGCTTGTGCTGTTTCTTCAGTCGCTTGGTATTTTTGGGTTTCCCCCAAACTGGTTTCAAACGGTTCTGATACTCTTTGTCCTTTGGGTAAATCCGACAAATTTGTTGTTGCTCATTATATGAGTTATGATCGTGCAAGAACCTTAGAAACTTATGACCTCAAACTCTCAGGCGTTCGTTTTTGGGATACTTTGTCTATGCACCAATGCGTCGCTGGTCTAAGTTCTAAACAACGTCCTCTTAGCATCAAACACAATAAAGCTCTTGATGACCAAGGTGAGTCTCCTTTTTATCATGATTGGCTTGAGGTTTCTAGCGGTAATTCTTTAGCCGAAACTTCTAAATTGCATTTAGGTTTTTCTATTTCCAAATCCGACCGTGATTATTTTGTTACCGGTACTCTTTTGGAAATAAAAAATCGTTTTCAGCAATTAGCTCAATACTGTGCTAATGATGTTAAAGTCACTTTTCAACTTTATCAAGTTTTATGGTTCCGTTTTAAGGAAAAATGCCCTTCTGTTGTGACTTTTTGCGGAATGTTGCAAATGGGTACTGCTATCCTTCCTGTTACCCGTGAAAGTTGGTATGGCTATATCAATCGCTGTGAAGAGTTGTTTCATTCTGAACGCTTAAAAGTTAATTCCCATTTGCAAATGTTGGCTGATGATGCAGTTTCTAAGTTTATTAGCGGTGAATTAGACCCTAACTCTGATCCTTGGCTTCGACATTTAGATTGGTCTATGCCTTCTTCACGGGCTAAAAAACATAAAGACAAACCAGAATGGTATCGTAAGCTTTTCAAGGGTGATAAACTCAACCTTACTGTTCGTTCCCAATGTACCCCCTATCTTTTACGTCTCTCTTGGATGGGTTTCCCTCTTTATCATCATAAGGAACGTAAGTGGGGTTTTCTTGCCACTCAAGGTGCTGATGTCTCTTCCAATACTACACCTTTGCTTCTTGAAAACTTTTATTCTCCCGATGGTGGTCTTTCTTATGTCGATACTCTGTTTTATCCCTTACCTCACAAAGCCGGTGAAAATTCCAATGTTGGTTCGCCTTTGTCTAAAGATTATCTTTCGGAAATGGAGGCAGGTATTCTTGATTCTGACTTCCCTGAAGCTAAATTAGCCCTCAAATCTGCTATTTCTTGTGCTTATTGGGTTTCTGTTCAAGACCGTGTAAAAAATCAATTTGTTGTTCTGTCTTCTGACAATTGCACTGGTTTTATTTGTCCTCAATTAATTACTGCTGGTACTGTCACTGGTCGTGCTGTTGAAAACACTTGGCTTACTGCCGCTAATCCTCGTCCCAATCGTATTGGTAGTGAAATTAAAACTACTGTTCGTATGCCTCAAGGCTATGTCCAGATTGGGGCTGATGTGGACAGTTAACGCAATGGCTGTCGTTAAATTCCTTTAATTGCGGGAAATTCCTTAGAGCCTAGATAACTACAACGTGACTTGAAAAGGTGAGCGTGAACGTTTTAAAAATATCTAGGATTGGACAATCCGCCGCTAAGACCCTCACCTAATCTAGAAGGGTAAAGTTCACAGACTATCCGTAAGGAGTAGGGCTTAAGCAAGCTCGAAATAGGGAAAAATGGGAAACCATTTAAGATATAGTCGAATCTGTAGGGAAACTTACAGAGAATAGGCGGAAGCGGTCTATTCGTAATACAAATGCAAGAGTTATGGATTTCTGACTTATTAGCAGATGCTTATGTTGGCATTATTGGTGGTACGCCCTCCTCTTTTCAAACACTTGTTGGCTCTAAAGAAGATGGCACTGACCCTCACTCCATGACTGCTTCTTTATTAGGTATCAGTCGTGATAATGCTAAAACTGTCGTCTATAGCCGTCGATATTCTGCTGGTCTTAAATCGATGATTAATTATATGCGGGAGTTCCGTAAAACTTTGACTTCTGCTGAGGCTAAACAGCTTGCTTCTGATATGTTTGCCAAAACAAAAGGTAAAAAAATTGAAGGACGTTGGCGTTTAGGTACTGAGTCCGTTATGTTCAACGAACTTGAACGTATTGCCACATCTAGCGACCCTCGCACTCCTACCTTGAAACGTACTATGAGTGATGCCATTCATCCACGTTTTACTGGACACAAAGATTATCTAACTAGCAAAATTAATTTTTGTGTTCAAAGCTCCGGTGTTGATTTTTTACACATCTGTCTTTCTGGTGTTGATTATCTTTGTTCCAAATATGACATTGATGCTCGACTTTGTATTACCATTCATGATGAATACCGATACATTGTTCTTGCTAAAGATTCTGCTCGTTTTTGTTTAGCTTTGCAAATCGCTCACCTTTGGACTAGAGCTTATATCTCCTACTCTGTAGGACTTTATGATTTGCCTGCTTCTGTTGCTTGGTTTTCGGGTGTCGATATAGACTTCACTATTCGTAAGTCCCCCGACAAACCCGCTATCACCCCTTCTCAACCTTTAGGTCTTCCTTTAGGGCGAGTCACTACCATTCAAGAGATTCTTGAGGTTACTAAGGGTTCTCTTTTGAAATCTTAGTAGTTCACTTCCTCACCTTAGTTCTCGCTCAAAATCAAAATTGTATTAGCTTTTTTTCGTGGTTCAAAAATACTCAAACTATGGGTATCTTTGAACCACCTTTCAAAAAAAAAAACCATTTTTTCGATGAAAAAAAAGAATGTCTTGAAAAAAACTACCACTACTATCAATATAAACCTTTTAAAATCCATCGCAAATCATAAAACGATTTGGACAAAACCTTATGAACCTGATTTACAACCTCTTTTAAGTTTAGGCTTAATTAAAAAAGTTGCTGTTGGTCGTGAACTTGAACTTTTTATGATAACGCTTGCTGGTGAGTTTTTTGTTAAGAATTTCTAATCTTCAAAAACTTCAGTTAAAATCCATGAAAGCCAAACACTAAATATTGCTTGTATACTACTCATTATCGTAAAATATGTGGCAAATACGCTTAACGTAGGAATTGGTAATACTCTTAACAGATTGGTTAAACTTATTGCTATTCCGTAAACTCTCGCCACTCCTAACACTATACTGCTTCCTTCTAATGTAAACTTAATGGTTTGTTTTTGAGCTTCTCCTCTTATAAAATATTTCAAAATAGGTATGCTAAAATTTGTCACAGACGATAATAATAGCAACAATGTATATTGAAATTGCTCGTCTGTTAATCCCCCAACTACTCTCACCAAAGTTGTAGTCCAAAATATAAACCCTATGGCTATAAAGTATTCTTTTCCTAATTTTTGCTTAATCTCTAGTGTCTGTTTTGGGTTCACTTATGGCTTTTCCTAAATCTGCTAAAAACCTTTCTAAATACTCCTTAACATTTTGGGCGGAGTCACTTTCTAATTGGGTAAATTCTTTGCTTGGAGGTGGTAAAAATGGGTTTCCTGAAGCTATTTTAACGGTTGCTATTAAGTAAAGTTTATAATTATCCTTACTTCCCGCTACAAATAAAACCATTCTCACTTTTTCCCACCCTAAAAAACTTATTTGTCTTTTATTATAACCTAAATCCACTAATATTTTGTCATTATTTGATTTTAAAATTGTTGACTCTGGATAATTTGTAGAAATGTATGTTATAATATTTTCTAACAGTATTTCTTGGTTCTCTTTATTTAATCCTATTCCTTTCGGCAGTTTTAACGTTGTACTTTTGGTTATATGCCCATCTAATAAATAAACTAAATTTTCTGTATCCTTTGTAAGTGTTATGTTATCTTTTGTTTTTACATATTTTTGAAGGATTACTTTTTCTTTTATATCTATTTTTTCTTCTCCAAAAATTTGAAAATAAATTACTAATATATTTACGCTTATATTTAACACATAAATTAATAACTTTTCTCTTACTAACCGTTTTAAAAATCTAATCATTTTTTAAATATATGGAATTAATACCTGATTTTAACCCTTCTATTTCCGTTATTAACCACGACACAATTCCCTATTTTATCGCTTTACAAAAATCAAATGTAAATAGGATTTTTGTAAATTCTAAAGGGGGTGACATTCTTTCAGCTATCCATATTGCTGAAGTTTGTCACACCCCTTTAATTGTAATTAAGGCTATTAGTTCTTCAGCAGTTATGTCTTTGCTTATTAAGCCTCAATTTCGTTTTGTTTTACCCAGTGGTTTCCTTTTTTTGCACCCTCTATCCTGTAATAAATCTTGTTTAAATGATGATGAATTTGATTTATTTCTAGATTTTAAATCAAAACTTCCTCATCTATTAAGTGAGCGTAATCCTCAGTATTCCCCCAAAACTTTTGAGACTTGGCTTAAAGGTCGGTGTTTTTCTGATAATGAATTACAAAACCTTTTTAGTTTCTCGTTAGCTAAACTTGACCTTTAGTGGGATTCTGAGAATTTTTGCATTTTTCGCTTTTAACATTAGCGGGACTATTGTATCTAAAAAACTGTTTTTATTTTGAATCACAATACATCCTGCTGAACCCGGTACATTTGCGTCGAAATGCAACCCTAATTCAGACCGTCCGTACATTGGCACAGGACTAGGTTCAATAGGGTAAAACATACCTTCGACCCCTTTTGTTGCCAATCGATACCCATCGGTTCTGATTTGAAATTTATCGAATGGTGGAATCAATCCCTTTCCTATTCTTTGAAAATCTGTCCAATTTTGATAGCCTGCCGCACCAGATGTAGCCACTACCGCGCATAATTGCTTTTGGTCTTTATCTCTCAGTACAAATGTACCATATAGTAACTTTGTACTTCTCTGAGGCTTAAATAGGTACTCCGCAAATGTGGGAATTTGTTGCTCTTCTTTTGACATTTTGTTTTTCTTGTGATAGGGTATAACTTTACTTTGAGTGGAAAATTTTTATGGCTATAAAAGAATTACTGAATCCCATCGGAAATCAGGTGGTAACTTGGATGTTTCCAACTGATAATGAATGGGGCATCCCTGTCCTTCCTTTAAATATGGCTGGGAAATATCCAGAAACTCCTATTCACATTTGGGGGGCTAAGGCTCGAAACAAATCACTTACCGGTACAGTCTTTCACTACACTGACGATTACCGCTTTAGTGGTCATTGGAAAAATCCTTCTAAATTAATTGATACTTCTATCACTCTTGTTGGTGAAGTTAACTACACCATGACTCTCCAAACTCCTAAAGCTATCGCTATTGAACTAATTTTCAAAAAACGTTGGCTTTCTCGTTATTGGGCTGAAGCAGGTATTCGTATTCTTGTTGATGTTAATGTTCCCACTGAATTTGAGGATATTGCTCTTTTAGGCGTTCCTAAAGGTTGGGATGCCTATTGTACTCATGGCTATTCTGATGGTATTGCCGCGACTTACGAAGAATTTGATATGGCTTGCCGTCACGCTGGTACTTCCGACATTTTTTTTACCGTTTATGGCGGGGGACGAAAAGTCAAAGAGGAGTGTCAAAAAATGGGGTGGTGTCATGTTATCGAGGAGTCTGACAGAGCTAGAGGACGGTTTAAGGATGATTTTAACGTCTCAAACTACCTGAAAACGGAAAATAAAGCTTCGGTTTCACAATCTGTAGGTATTTGAACTAATCTATTGACATTTGGGGTCAACTTCTGCTATAGTGTGTATATCGCAAACTCTACAAAAAAAAAAAACACATGACTCTTTTTCTTTTAGAAACCTTATCGACCTCTAATCAGTGCCATTCAACCTATTTTCCGGCTCAACACTCCGCTATTCGTCGCTCTCTTTATAAAGAAATGCTCGACTTTGTTTTAGAAAAATTGCCTCCTAATACTCCTTTTCTACTAGAATTTTCTGAACGTCTAAATACGTTTCCAGCCGACAATGGCTCTCTTGTTGAAACTATCCTCACTGCCAAATTGTTCGTTAGTGCCGAAACCAAAAACAGTCTTTTGCCATCTATCGACGGTCAATACGAAGTTTTAGGCAAAAAATAATCGTCGTTCAAGAAAAAAAATTGATCACGCTCGTTTTTAAAGTGTAGTGTGATCAATTTTTTTTATGGTAAAAACTTCTGGTGGTGATGGTCGGCAAGAACGTCGTCAACGTTCTAATGATTCCACTAAAAAACCCCGCAAAGCTACTTCTAATCCCGTTGAATCCGTTTTCGCCCTTCGTAAAAAAGCTCGTAAGTCTTAAAAAAAATTTTTTTTCTAGCTACCCCTTGACAAGAGTTCTTTTTTTTTGCTATTCTTAAAAAGAACTCTTAACTTTTAAAGTTTATGCCTGTTTTAGAGCCTGAAAATTCTCCAGAAGACGAGCCAACCCGTTCTTATTTTCACGGTGAAAAAGAGAATCGTTTAGATATTGCTCACAATCTTTCCCTAACTAACCAATTCGAGTTAGCACGAATAATGCTTGAAGTCGATAAAGCTTTTGGCTTAGATTGTTTGCCCCAGAATGCCTCGCATATTCGATTTTCTATCCCAGATTTGAATACTCGCAGTGAGCGCATCAAAGAGCTAATCACTTTGCTGTTTCAGAAAACTGTCTCTCAGCATAATCTTCTGTTAACTTTGCAACAACGGTCTCTTGGTTTAGAGACTCCACCTTTCTATCAACCACCTCAATAATTTTTTGAGCCTTTCTTTTGTTCACCTTTTTACTTTTTTGGAGATTTTTTATGAATGAATCCGAACGTCAAGCTTTAAAAAATGACCTTTTTAACAAAATCCCACATGGATTAGCCCTTACTGGTCGTATTCGTGATTGGGGCGAAGGTCGTCTTCCTGTTAGTTGTACTGTCTTCCATGTCGAAGACTCTATGGAAGGTGATAATGGCATTGAAGCTAGTTGGATTTTTACTTCTCATGCCCTGCGTAATGCCGCAGGCTGTGCTATTGATCTTAACGCTTTACGCCCCTCTGGTACTACTAACGATAAAGGTCTTGTCGCTTCTGGTGCTGTTAGTTTTATGTCTCTTTACTCTCGACTTAATGAAACTCTTCGTCGAGGTGGGGTTTTTAAAAATGGGGCTGTTACTGTTTATCTTGACTATGACCACCCTGACGCTTTGGCTTTTTTAAATGCTGACGAATTTGAAAATGCTTGGATTAAATTAGCCATGTACGTTGATGATGGTCTAAAAACCCATCCTATCAAAGCAAAATTAGCTGACGCTGTTGACAATGGTACAGTTTGGTTAGCTAAAAAGCAATACGATAAACATGGTGAACGTCTTTATAGTAATGTTTGTTTAGAAATTTTACTAAAAAGTCGAGCTACCTGTCTTATCTCTAATATCAATTTGGGTTTACTTTCTCCTCATGAGATTCCAACTGCTTTCCGTCAAGGGGCTGAATGGTTAGCTCGTTTACACCCTCTTACTGGTGTTGGTGAAACTGGTCAATATCTTTCCCCTGCCGAAGACAGACAAATTGGACTTGGTGTTATTGGTTTAGCTTCTTTTTTAGCTATCCATGATGTTTCCTATTCCGATTTCGTTTCTGCGTTAGTGTCCATAGAAGAGATGACTTCTGGTTTCCGTCCTGATATTCTCCGTGCTTCTCTTCCTATTGTTTCTTCTTTACTTCTCCCTCAACAAATTGCTTTCTATCTTGCTTTAGGCTACCATGAAGCGGCTGATATTGGTCGGGTTTACAACTTTGACCGTGTTTTCTGTGTTGCTCCTACCGCAACTTCTTTTACTAAGCATTTTGATTCTCAAGGCTTCTCTATTACTCCCGAAATTAGCCCTCCTTTAAGTCGTTCTATTGAACGTACCTCTGAAACTTTTGGTTCTCAAATTTTTCATTTTCACCCTAACGTTCAAATTGCTCCACAGGTTGGTTGGAATACTCAATGGCGACTTCTTAATATTTGGCAACGTTTAATGGATTCTACTGGTCTTAGTCATTCTATTTCTGCTAATATTTGGGATACTTGTCCTGTTGATGAATCTTTTATCGATACTTTCCTAGATTCCGACCTCAAAACTACTTATTACCGTCTCGCTACTCTCCAATCTTCTAATGATAAGTCTCGTCTCATTTCCGATGAGGCTCTTGATGCTCTTTCCTATCTGCCTAATTCTCAGTCTTTCTCAGACGTGGACTTTGATGCTTTATTTCCTTCCGACGATATTGTTGTCTGTAATCTCGATTCCCAATATTGTCCCGCTTGTGCCGGTGATTAATTTGGTTTAGGCATACCCACGCACTTTTAGTGCGGGTGAGTTTCAAAATTAAAAATTTTCGGTCAACTACCTAAAATAGTTGACTTTTTTTTCTAGTTCACGCTATACTATATATTAATGTTTAATTATCCCACTTTTTCCTATGCCTAATGTTGCTTCCCCCAATTTGTCTGTTCTACCTAAATTGGTTCTTATCTTTGGTGATTCTGGTTCGGGTAAATCCGTAGCTCAAAAAGCTTTTCAGTTTCATTCTTTTGTTCCTTTGCATCCTATTCAAGACCTAAAAACTTTCTTAGAGTCTATGTGCGATTTACCAGCCGGTTCTTTGCATACTCCCGAAGGTAAAGCTTCTGTTCCAAATTTCCACCGCTTATTATTTTATCGTAATCGCAAAACAAATATTCTTTTTGACCGATGTTTTGAATTTCTACATCGTCATTACACTAATACCTTTTGGGTTCCTAACATTCTTGTCAATTCTAATTCTGAACTTTATGGTGCTTATCAGGTTTCTCTTGATGAAATGACTCACCTTTTCATTAACCATATTCTTTTGCCAGATGGTGTCGACCATCTTTCTTTTAAAGATTTGGAAATCTGCGCTTGGTCTGTTATGCGTGACCGAATTGACCCTGAGTTTTCTGCCCCTTTTCTTCGTCATTCTTTAGATTTTTTGCTTCTTCAACGTCGTCATGATGTTGTTCTTAATGCTATCCGTAACTCTCATGAATTAGCTATTCTCCAATCTTACATCCTTTCTCAATCCTGTATTCCCTATTGCATTTCAATTGAACGTCCCGGTATTTCTTCTCTTCATACTGACGTTGAACAACCTAAACTTTTAGACTGGTGTTTAAACAATCTTCCTTCTGAACAATGCCTTAAACTTTCTAATTCCCATTCCCTTGAACATTGGAGTTCCTTTAGCCGTCAGTTAGCTTTTGAACTCAAATATCGACTTGGTTCTGTTTGTTCTGTTTAACCGTGTGAACCGTTCTTTTAGTCCCCAAAAGGGGGCTTTTTTGTGGAAATGCTAAAAAGTGCTTTAACGCAAATCGGCATTTTTAGGGGGGTCTGCTCTATTCAAAAAACTGTACTACCTATACCAAAATCAATAAAACTCAATCATATCAAGGGTTTTGACGTTTTAGACTTTAAAAAACACCATTTTAAAATTAATAAAACTCAGTCTGGGTATAGCTTTGACCCGTTTGTACTATGTGGTAGGGGGGATAACTTTATTTTTTTTGTCGCTACCCATTTGAATCATCGCATTGGGGGTTTAAAAACTGTACTACCTATACCAAAATCAATAAAACTCAGTCGTATCAAGGGTTTTAACGTTTTAAGCTTTTAAAAACACCATTTTAAAATCAATAAAACTCAGTCAGGGTATGGCTTTGACCTGTTTGTACTATGTAGTAGGGGGGGATAACTTTATTTTTTTTTGTCTTTACCCACTTGAATCATCGCATTGAAAACGTGAACTACTTTTTGATTTGCTCCCACCTACCCTTACCCCCCAAAAATATTTTTCCACTACCACTTGACATTTTGTTTATTCCTATGTTATGCTATACACATAGCAAGAATAGAATGGAGGATAGGATACTAGGATAATTTATTCCTAGGGTATTCACAAATCAACCTATCAAAAATTAAATCTATATTTTAAATATTTAGCCTATATTTACCCATTTAGCCATTTTTTGCCCCTTAGACCAAAGGAATGGCTGTTTTTCGGTGTCTGTAGTGTATGTCCACCTCAAGTTGAACAATGCTAAAAGCCATTGTTGGAAGAAGCCTATAGCTCACCCTGTGAGAGCAAAAAACGGTAGTTCACATCGTTGAGCCTTCCAAATGCTTCTATCTGCTCACTCTAGCGGGTATATGTTTTTCACGGGTGAACTGCGATGATTCAAATGGGTAGAGACAAAAAAAATAAAGTTATCCCCCCCCACTACATAGTACAAACAGGTCAAAGCCATACTACGACTGAGTTTTATTGATTTTAAAATGGTGTTTTTTAAAGTCAAAAACGTTAAAACCCCTGATATGATTGGGTTTTATTGATTTTAGAATAGGTAGTACAGGGTTAAGTGTTCAAATGCTATGATTCAAATGGGTAGGGACAAAAAAAATAAAGTTACCCCCCCCACTACATAGTACAAACGGGTCAAAGCTATACTACGACTGAGTTTTATTGATTTTAAAATGATGTTTTTTAAAGCTTAAAACGCTAAAACCTTTGATATGATTGAGTTTTATTGATTTTGGAATAGGTAGTACAGTTTTTAACCCCAAATTGATTTTTCGATTTCAAAAAAAATTTTTTAGGACAAAAAGGAGGCACTCCCCTTTTTAGCCTAAAAGAGGGGTATGGGGTATTTCTCCTGCATAAACTTTGAACTTTGTCAAGTCCTAGTGTGACACTTTATAAACTGGCACATTTGGACTTGACATTTTACTTTTTTGTGATAGTGTGACACTTTTTAAACTGGCACATTTGGACTTGACATTTTGACCTTTTTTGGCAGTGTGACACTTTTTAAACTGGCACATTTGGACTTGACATTTAAACCTTTTTGTGGTAGATGTGCCAATTAATAAACTGGCACATTACCTGTTGACATTTTTAGGCTTTTGTGGTTATTGGTTGCCAGCCGAAAGGTAGCATTGAGGGTAGCTTAAGAACCACCGACTTGTCTGACCATCTTCATAGATTACACAGTCTATGGTTCCAATCTCAAATAAGACACAGAGAACAACTAAGAAGTCTTTTTGGTGTGTCTGTTCAGCATAGCTGTATAACGCATCACTGGTTGTTTTTCCTTCAACTACTTGTTTGAATAGGTTGAATAGTTGATTTTGTTGGTTGCGACGTGTAAATTTCATTTGGAACTCCTGTGTTTTTCTTTATGTTATTATTATGTCATCTTTTTTTGGATTTGTATATACCCTGTGTGACACTTTCCAAACTGGCATAATTGGTATTGACATTTAAAACTTTTTGTGATAGCTGTGACACTTTATAAACTGGCACATTTGGACTTGACATTTAAAACTTTTTGTGGTAGATGTGACAATTAAATAACTGGCACATTACCTGTTGACATTTTGACTTTTTTGTGGTAGTTGTGCCAATTAAAGAATTGGCTCATTTGGACTTGACATTTTTACCTTTTTGTGATAGCTGTTACACTTTATAAACTGCCACATCAAGACTAGACATTTTTACCTTTTTGTGGTAGCTGTGCCAATTTATAAACTGGCACATTTCCTATTGACATTTTGACTTTTTTATCTTATGTCTAAGTATATTTTCCTTACCGTTGCAGGTCTTAAAACTTCACCTTCACATTCAACTTTTTTTCCTTCTACTTCACATTCAACTTTTTGGACTATCTGGTTAACTATCGTAGCCATAAATACAACGGGAATGACTACTACTGAAATTATTAGCGCTACAGTTTTCATGTCTAACTCCTGTGTTTTTCTTTATGTTACCATTATGTCATCTTTTTTTAGAATTGTCTATACCCTATGTGACACTTTCTAAACTGGCACATCAAGATTTGACATTTTGACTTTTTATCTCATGCACATATTTAAATAGTCTTTCTTTACTGTTGCAGGACTATGACGCTCAACTTCACATTCAACTTTTTTGGGTATCTGGTTATCCTTCGTAGCCAAATATACGAGTGGAAGAATTATTCCTGAAAGGATTAGTGCGATTGTTCTCATTTGGAACTCCTGTTTTTTGCTTATGTACCCATTATGCCACTTATCTCTTAGAATGTCAAAGGTTTGTAGTTAGATTGTGACAGTTTTTTAATTGTCACAATATCACCAGTTCTCTGATTTTTTCTGAGTTAGTACCCTTGTATTATCTTTGAACGAGCCATCATTTTTGAGAATACAATACTGCCCGATTACCCCCCAAAGAAATATTAGAATTAGCAATTCTAACAATGCTTTTCTATGTGAGTCTGTGTACTGTGGAAACAATTTCTTTAGCATTCTTTTAAGGGTACAAACACTTTGATTTTCGCTTGTAATCTATTAGACACAAATTAAAGATTGAGCTATTGAACTCAACCTTTTTTTGTTAGCACTCGTTTTTAATTAATTCTAACTCTTTTAGCTTTAAGTTGATTTCCCTGATTTTAACCTCTAAGTTTTCAGACTGGTCACTTTTTAACTCTAAATGGTAGCTCATGTCTCCCGAATACCAATAACGAAAATCACCTAATGAACCATTAGCTTCTATTCCTAACTTTGCACAATATTCACAAACATTTTCTAAATTTTCAGCCGTTAACTCTAACCATCCAAAATTATCATAATCTTCGATTTCTGATAGTGATACTGGACACTTAGTATTTAAATCTATGACCCCCGCATCAAATAAATTAAAAAGGTAGTCGAAACTGTGATAGCTTAATCTTACAAACATAATTGATTACTCCTGTTTTTTGCTTATGTATCTATTATGCCACTTAACTCTTTTAATGTGGATAAGTCTTAGGTGTTTTGAGACACTTTATGAACTGGCACATCAAGATTTGACATTTTGACTTTTTTGTGGTAGATGTGCCAATTTATAAACTGGCACATTTCCTATTGACATTTTTACTTTTTAATGGAAGTCTAAGTATTCTTTCCGTACCGTTACTGGTCTTAGAACTTCACCTTCACATTCAACTTTTTTTCCTTCACCTTCACATTCAACTTTTTTGGGTATCTGGTTAACAATCGTAGCCATGAAGATAACGGGAATCACTACGACTGAAATTATTAGAGCGATAGTTTTCATTGGAAACACCTGTGTTTTTTCTTTATGTTACCATTATGTCATCTTTTTTTAGAGATGTCTATACCCTATGTGACACTTTCTAAACTGGCATAATCAGACTTGACACTTTTAGTTTTTTGTGGTATATATAATAATTATTAAACTACCACATTACCTCTGCATAAACTTTGCTTTTTGTCAAGTATTATTGTGACACTTTGTGAACTGACACATTATCCCTGCAATAAACTTTACTTTTTGTCAAGTCTAATTATGCCAATTTATAAACTGGCACAATTGGACTTGACAATTTTAGTTTTTGTAGTAGATGTGCCAATTTTTAAACTGGCACATCTGGACTTGACAATTAGCTAAACAATAGTCTTGCTAACCACTTAGCTTTTTTTTCCCAATCATTGGTAGGCATGAAATTATAAAGCAATACAATTTCTTTGCCTCGTTTTGCAACTTTATGCTTAACCGATAATTTGATTCTGAGTGGGTTAATCATTGGAACTCCTGTGTTTTTTTGTATATTACTATTATGTCATCTTTTTTTAGAAATGTCTATTGCGTATGTGACACTTTCTAAACTGGCATAATCGGTATTGACATTTTTAGTTTTTTGTGCTTAATATAATAATTAATAAACTACCACATGACCTCTACATAAACTTTGCTTTTTTTCAAGTATTATTGTGACACTTTATGAACCAGTACATTATGCCTGCATAAACTTTGCTTTTTGTCAAGTCTAATTGTGACAATTTTTAAACTGGCACATTAGGGCTTGACGTTTTACGCTTTTGTGACAAAATGTGCCAATTAAATAACTGGCACATTAGGGCTTGACAATTAGCTAAACATTAGTCTTTCTAACCATTTAGCTTTCTTTTCCAAATTATTTTTCGACAAAAAATTAAAAACCAATACTATTTCTTTTCCACGTTTAGCAACAATATGTTTAGCCGACAATTTGATTCTGAGTGGGTTAACCATTTCTAACTCCTGTGTTTTTTCTTTATGTTACCATTATGTCATCTTTTTTTAGAAATGTCTATGTCCTATGTGACACTTTCTAAACTGGCATAATTTGACTTGATATTTTAACTTTTTTGTGGTAGCTGTGACAAATTATAAACTGACACATTTCCTCCTGCATAAATTTTGCTTTTTATCAAGTCCTATTGTGCCAATTAAATAACTGGGACATTTGGACTTGACATTTTGACCTTTTGTGATAAATGTGCCAATTATTTAATTGGCACATTACCTGTTGACATTTTAGGCTTTTCTTGCTACTTTTAGCACTTGTACCACCGTACAGTCATATTTGTTCCGAATAGTACGATTGAACTCTCGCCCCATAGATTCTGCATTACAGAGATTTCTGTACACCTGTATTGGTACACCAGTATATCTGTACTCACTCCCAGAGGTGAATATAACTCTTAATGTTTCGCTAATTTGTTCATAACCAACAGCTAATATTACTGAGGATTGAACTTCTATCAGGGGAATGTCGTAAATCATTGTCTAACTCCTGTGTCTTTCTGTATGTTACCATTATGTCATCTTTTTTTAGAAATGTCTATGTCCTATGTGACACTTTCTAAACTGGCATATTTTGACTTGACCTTTTAACCTTTTTGTGGTAGATGTGCCAATTCATAAACTGACACATTTCCTATTGACATTTTGACTTTTTTTATTTCATGTCTAAATATTCTTTCCTTACCGTTGCAGGTCTTAAAACTTCACCTTCACATTCAACTTTTTTTCCTTCACCTTCACATTCAACTTTTTTGGGTATCTGGTTAACAATCGTAGCCATAAATACAACGGGAATGATTACTACTGAAATTATTAGCACTACAGTTTTCATGTCTAACTCCTGTGTTTTTCTTTATATTACCATTATGTCATCTTTTTTTAGAATTGTCTATGCCGTATGTGAGACTTTATAAACTGGCATAATCGGTATTGACATTTTTAGTTTTTGTGGAATATATAATAATTATTAAACTACCTCATTATCTCTACATAAACTTTGCTTTTTGTCAAGTCTAATTGTGACACTTTGTGAACTGTCACATTACACCTGCAATAAACTTTACTTTTTGTCAAGTATAATTGTGACACTTTCTAAACTGGCACAATTGGACTTGACAATTTTAGTTTTTGTAGTAGATGTGCCAATTTTTAAACTGGCACATCTGGACTTGACACTAACTAAACAATAGTCTTGCTAACCACTTAGCTTTTTTTTCCCAATCATTGGTAGGCATGAAATTATAAATCAATACAATTTCTTTGCCTCGTTTTGCAACTTTATGTTTAGCCGACAATTTGATTCTGAGTGGGTTAATCATTGGAACTCCTGTGTTTTTTTGTATATTACTATTATGTCATCTTTTTTTAGAAATGTCTATTGCGTATGTGACACTTTCTAAACTGGCATAATCGGTATTTACATTTTTAGTTTTTGTGGAATATATAATAATTATTAAACTACCTCATTATCTCTACATAAACTTTGCTTTTTGTCAAGTCTAATTGTGACACTTTGTGAACTGTCACATTATCCCTGCAATAAACTTTACTTTTTGTCAAGTCTAATTATGCCAATTTATAAACTGGCACATTAAGACTTGAAAATTCTGAAAAACTGATATACGATGTATATAGACACATAGAGAAATTAAAGGGAGTATTTTATGGCGATGTCTTGGAATTTTACCCTAGAAAAATTAAAAATTGCACGGCACAATCTATCAACCATTCCTCATGGCACATTATGGGAAATTTGGTGTGAAATTCAAACATTTTTAGAAGTGTGTGAACGTGAAGGTGTAAACCCTGCTACGTTGGTATGTCGGGGTCACTTTTGGGATGAAGTTGTTTACTCCGGTTTCCTTAGCCGTCCGATATGGGAGGACAGAGAAGATTTAGAAAAAAGCATCTGGGAGTATGCTGAAAGTTTGAAAGAATGTGACAACGATTTTTCAATTATCTTCTTATGCCCCTACGGTTGTCACGCAGTCAAGTTAGACTAACCTAAACCAAATTTGAACAGAACACTAACCATCAATTCGGTTGGTGTTTTTTATAATTAGCACTTTGGAATAGGCTCTAAGGTTTATTAGGTGGTTCATCATTTTGTTTCGCCAAAGCGATAACTGACGTTAATAGCATTGCCGTTATTTCTACAACGTTGCGCCCGAATTTGTCAGGGTTTTTAATAGCCAATACATTAACCGCTATTAAGCTCACAGAAGACATTAATATTAACCAAATTTTTATCTGATTCATAACTTTATTAAAAATAAAATAGGACGGTATATCCCGTCCATATCTTGACTATTTATAAGGTTTAACCGGTTTTGGAGTAACCTTTTTAATCTTCTTTCCGCACGATTTCTTTTTCATTGTGACCTTAGAAAATAAACACTCACTTAAAGATTGAGCGAATTAGATTATTTACTTCCCTTGTTAACTTTGATTTACAAAGTCCTAACTCTATTTCAAATATTTTATTGATTAAACCTAAATACTCACTTGAATCACTTTTTATCTCTAAACGGTAACTTTTGTCATCAGAATACCAATAAGAAAGTTGCCCCTTTAAACCATTAGCCTCAATACCTAAATTTGAACAATACTCACAAACATTTTCTAAATTATCAGCCGTCAACTCTAGCCATCCAAAGTTATCATAGTCTTCGATTTCTGATAGTGATACCTGACACTTAGTGTTCAAGTCAATGACCCCCGCATCAAACAAATTAAATAATTCGTCGTAACTGTGATAGCTTAATCTTACGAACATGATTGGTTACTCCTGTTTTTTGCTTATGTACCCATTATGTCATTTATCCCAGAAAGTGTCAAGGAGTTTTTTGTCGGTTGTGACACTTTTTAAACTGGCACATAACCCCTTGACTTTTTTTTTCTCAACAGAGTTGAATTTTTTCTAACAATTGTTTTTTTGTCATACTGCCATAACCTTTAATTTTTAATTCTCTAGCCATCTCTTTCAATTGTTTGACCGTTAAAACTTTAGATTCTACCTGTTCCTGTTTAATCGCTACTTGAGATATTGACTCTATTTTAGACACTAAATTTAAATCTTCCTCTACATTTTCTAAATTGGGAATTTGAGTCTTAATTTCTGTATCGGTATTGTCCATATCAAGCAAGTTTTGAGGATAAAATACACGGTTATCCACCCTCTCCAAAATTCCCCAGAATGCGTGCAACATACCCGATATTATCATCATTAATAGAAAGAACACAACGGTAGCGTTAAATGCCCAATATGTCCCAATTGAGATATAATCCAAAATCATTTTATCTAGTGTAGTCATAGGGGTTAACTCCTGTTTTCGATATATTTATAGTATGTGATCTTTTTCAAAGATTGTCAATACCTTTAGTTTTATCTTTTTTTATCTGTTTTAGGCATTCTCATAAGTTTATCTAATATAACTTTTGATTATAATTTTCCCACCTTGTCATTAGATTGCATAATATAACTTTTGATTATCCTTGTAATAATTTTTTATTATGTGCTAACCCTATGCACGCACCTGCAATTGTTATTTTAGATTAAAGCAGTGAATATTACCACTGCTTAACTTTTTTGATCTGTTAGTTTAGTTAGGGTTTTCGCTTCAATTAACCCCATTTTGCCAAACAAGGATTAAGTAGATTTAATCCTCTGTAACGGACCATCCAAAGTCTTTAAGAACCTTTATTACAGAGTCTAGTCTAGATTTTATGTCTTCTTTATTCTTCTCCAAAACTTCATAATCTTTCATTAATGCTTCACAAAAAACATCCTGTAAGTATGATTTAATGTTGTCCACATTTTTTCCCGTTACTCGTATTTTTATTTCCCCCTCAAAACTAGGTGTTATTATTACTTGATGATCTGTCCATTCTTGCCGTAGCTCATGCCAATAAGCTGTGTCTATCACTATTCTTTTTTCTGTTGATTTTAGTAATATCACACTTTTTGCCTCGATTCCATTACCTATCGGTAATAATTTCTGCAACTTAACAAATTCTTGCCATTTTAGCATTGCATTTTTTTGACTAGCCACTCTTGCAATCTTTTGGTACAACTTCACGGGGTTAACTCCTGTTTTTTGCTTATGTACCTATTATGCCATTTTTTTCAAAGACTGTCAATGCCTTTAGATTAGTCTTTTTTATAGGGCTTAGATATTTTCATAAGTTTATCTAATATAGCTTTTGATTATCCTTGTAATAATTTTTTATTATGCGTTAACCCCATGCACGCACCTGCAATTGTTATTTTAGATTAAAGCAGTGAATATTACCACTGCTTTAGCCTTTTTGATCTGTTAGTTTAGTTCGATTCAGATTCTGACGAGTCTTTTAAATCCCATCCCTTTTTAAAAACCTCATACTCTTTCATTAATGCTTTACGAAAAACTTCCTCTAAGTATTCTTTAATGTTGTCCACATTTTTTCCTGTTACTCGGATTTTTATTTCTCCCTCAAAACTAGGTGTTATTACTATTTCATGGTGTGTCCATTGACTTGTCTCAAAACTATCTTTAGGATGCCAATAAGCTGTGTATATCACTATTCTTTTTTCTGTTGATTTTTTTTTTGATATTACACATCCCATATCGCTTCCATTGCCTATTGGCAATAACTCTTGCAACTTAACGAATTCTTCCCGTTTTAGCATCGCATCTTTTTGACTAGCTACTCTTGCAATCTTTTGGTACAACTTCATAATGGGTTTTCCTGTTTTTTGCTTATGTTATTAGTATGTCATATTTTTCAAAGAATATCAATACCTTTAGTTTTGTATTTTCTTATTTGTTTTTGAATTTGTCATAAGTTTATCTAATATGATTTTTTATTATGGTTTTGTTAGCTAGTCATTAGATTAACTAATATCACTTTTAATTATCCTTGAGTTAAGTTTTTAATCTGTGCTAACCTCATGCACACACCTGCAATTCTTAATCTTGATTAAAGCAGTGATTTTAACCACTGCTTTAACCTTTTTGAACTGTTAGTTTAGTTCGATTCAGATTCTGACGAGTCTTTTATCTCCCATCCCTTTTTAAAAACCTCATACTCTTTCATTAATGCCTCATAAAAAATATCATATAAGTAGTCCTTAACGTTGTTCTCATTTTTACCAGTTATTCTGATGTTTATTTCCCCCTCAAAACTAGGTGTTATTACTATTTGATGATCTGTCCATCGACTTGTCTCATAACTATCGTTATGATGCCAATAAGCTGTGTCTATCACTATTCTTTTTTCTGTTGATTTTAGTAATATCACACTTTTTGCCTCGATTCCATTACCTATCGGTAATAATTTCCGCAACTTATCAAATTCTTGCCATTTTAGTATCGCATTTTTTTGACTAGCCACTCTTGCAATCTTTTGGTACAACTTCATAATGGATAACTCTTGTTTTTTGCTTATGTACCTATTATGCCATTTATCTCTTAAAATATCAAGTGGTTTTTGGTGTTTTGGGACAGTTTCTAAACTGTCACATACATTCTTGACTTTTTGGCTTTTTAGTGCATATACTACCATGATTTTTTTTTATTTAAAAAAATTTTTTATGTGTTATAGTGCAGGGGTAATCTTTCCCTCTAGGGATTCACTCAATCCTTAAATACAAGGAAAAACTTTTTAACCGGGAAAACTTTATGTCTGAACAATTAATTTTTCAGCGTCTATTAAGTGCTAAACGAGATTGGGCAGTTATGCCTATTCAAAACGGTCACTGTATTTCTGGTGCAGAAAAAACTATCCAAAAAGCTCTAGAGGCTCGGCACTTAGAATTACCCGTTGGTCAATGGATTAAAGAGTGTGCTAGTCTTGAGAGAAAGTGGTTATCTGACTACGGTGTTTTATTACTATCCTCTAATTTTAAAGACGAAAAAAAACATGATTCTCAGTTAAATTATGCCTATTCCAATATCTCTTTAGCTAAATTAACTGATAAGCTACAAATTGAGTATGAATCTCGTTCTTTAGTCTCTAAATGGTTAAAAATGGGAGAGAAATATCACCCCGTTTTAGTTACTTGGGTTATCGAACAATCTATCTTTTTTCCCGTTCTAACTTTATACCGCCGTCTAGGTGGTACTCAGTTGGCTATGGTTTCCGCAGAAATTAGCAGGGATGAGTCAATTCACGCTAGAACTAACGGTACTATCGTTAATTTGTTAGGACTTTCTATTCCTTCTGACTTGGATGACCTTAGACAACAAACTATTGAGTGGCTTGTTTCAGACCTTGATGAGTCTGGCATTGATGGTAAATACGGTCAATCTCAAAATTATATTGACCAGTCTTTTCAATTACTCCATCAAGGTTCTTATGCTAAGTTTAAAGATACTTCTTTTGCAGTTATGCCTGGTTTCTTTGAAACACATCGTAGCCATTTACCCAAGTACGGACGTTCTCAAATTTAATTTGACCTTTAACAAGTCTTAATCCTGTCTTAAAACTAGGTAACTTTTTAGTTACCCAGTTTTTTGTCCCGGTGTTTTTCTCACGGAAATTTTGGGTTAATCGAAAATCTTATCGATTGCATCAAATACTTGTGGCAATACTATATGATTAATTCTGTTAACTTCTGCTTGATTTTTGATTACTTCTGATAACGGGTTTTCCGTTATATGAGAACTCCCCCGTCCTAATATTTCCGCTACTTCTTTTAATTGATAAGCGGTTTTCGCTAACTCATAAAACTTCCATAGGTTATCCCCTCTCAATTTTTTGTTTAAAGTGTAGTCTCTTTCTAAGGCATCTCTCCAATTTTTATCCCCATAGTTTCGCAAGTGAAAATGTTCCCCTGTAGCTTGTAAATACCCTAATGACCAGTACCAATTACAATCCCTTGTCGGGGCGACGATATATACCCTTTTTCCATCTTCTTTTCTTTTTCCCAGATAATGTCTTTTTGTCCATTTTGTGCTATACATTGTCTTTTTCCTCTTTGTTTGGTTGATGTGTCTATTATGTCACACTTTTTAGGTTTTGTAAATGTCCATAACTTCAACTTTGCTTATTGCCGTCATTAGTTTAGCTTATATAGGTTAACTTTTTTAAGGCTACCCTATTTTTTTTACCTTCCTAACAACTGGTTAATCCTGTTAAAGATTGACTTGAATTTTTTAGGGTCACTTGTTTCTAAGTGCATAGAGTAGTATGTTACCTCCCCGTTGAACAAACATATATCGCCATCTACTGATGAGAACCATCTTTTATCTTCTCTTGGGTCATTAGCACATACTCCTAAGTTTTTAGCACAATTTATCAACCAGTCTAAACCATAAAGACCTACCTCATACTTTAGCTGTATGTGTGTGTTTTCTGATTCCCATTCTAAAGGATAAAAATTATTTGTTTCAACTTGTACATATCCATTCGCTAATAGTTCCCCCTCATGTGAATAAGTTTCAAAGGTATAGCTGATTGTTGTCGTCATGATTGGTTACTCCTGTTTTTTGCTTATGTACCCATTATGCTATCTTTTCAACGCCTTGTCAATACTTTTCCTATTTGTTTCTGTTATGTATCTCTGTTCTCCCTATAACCTTATCTTATATAAATTTTTCTTATCTTTGTTATTAGTTTTGCTTATATTGAAACCTCATACACACAAACATTTGCATTATTCTTTCTTTAAGTAGTCACTCCTTGCATATTTCTGCTTTATTTGGTATAGACAAGAAAAGGTGAGTACATTAACTCACCCTTCTGTTTTAGTTATTTTTCCGCAGTTCGGCTTAGAATAACCTCTAGTTCTTTGAGTAGCAATTCCTTCTCAGACTCGCTAAATTCAAAACTAATACTAAAATCGTCTAGATGCCCAAAATTGTCAGCATAATCCTCAAGTAACTCACCTAGTTCGTCACAGGTTAATAAACACTTTTCATCCTCACTGGTTACTCGTTTATCATCTTTTAACTCTGGTATTGCTTCTAACAATTGCTCAAAACAATCAATATAGCCACAACTTGACCAAAACTCATACCACTGTTCGTATTCTAAGTCAGACCAATCTTGGTCATCTAGTATTGAGTAATCTTTTAAGCTTTTCTTTTTCTCGTCTATTGCTTCTAATTGCAAAGAGTCTTTATGAACCATTAAAGCTTTAAATTTCATAAAACCCCCAAAACTATACTCTTCTAAGTCGGGAAATAATCGATGCCAGACTCGATAATTACTCATATCTACTGTATCACTCTGCTCCGATTCAACTGCCACTACATAGTAATCCGTTAAATCCACTCCTAAGTAATTTGGTGCTTCTATCCATTTTTTTAGATGTTGCGGTTGATAGTTCATATTCGGTAACTCCTGTTTTTTGCTTATGTACCCATTGTGTCATTTATCTCTTGGAATGTCAAGGGGTTTTTTGTTTGTTGTGACACTTTATAAACTGGCATATCTCCCCTTGACTTTTTGGCTTTTTTTACTGATAACTGATAACCCCTAATTAATCTTCTAATTCCCAATTATTTTCAAGTGCATAGAGATTATCACTTAATATCTCTATCTCTTTGTCTCCCTCATTTTCGACTGAGACATTTAGGTATAAATCGTCAAACAGTGTCAACGCTTGTTTTCTGTTTTTTGCCTTGATTGTGACCTCAATTGTGAGGTTTAAAGTCCCGGTGTATTCTTTCATTTTTTTTGTCCCCTATTAGGTGTTATTGACAGATAACTGATAACTGATTACTGATAACTGATAACTGATAACTGATTACTGATTACTGATAACTGATAACTCATTACTAATTACTGACCACTTAAAATTGGTGAAAAATTACGCCCCCCTCAAATTGGATAACTGTAGTCCGATCTTCCAAATATTTTAAAGCCGCCGCTTCTTTCTCACCCTCTTCATCATTGTCATCATTGTAAATAAAATCATATTGTTCCGCCGCTTCTAGTGCGCTAGAGTATTCGGAATACTCGCAACGGAAAGCGATTCTATCAAATTGGATTGGCTCATCAAGGCTATCCTCTAAGTCTTCTAGATGCTTGACTAACGCCTCAGCACCAGACCATGACCAGTTGGCATATTCATCACTTACAAGTAAACTAATGGCTTCTGTGGTGCTTAAATTCGTGTACATTTTGTAACTCCTAAATAAATGTGTTAGTGTTTACTGATAACTGATAACTGGCAATTAATCCTCTAGTTCCCAATCTGCATAGTCAATATCATCTCGCCAGTATAAGAGTTCAGGCATATCATCCATATCTTCCCCAAAACTAAGAGAGATAGCAGGGTAAATATTTTCTAGCAATTCTAAGGCTTCTTTGTTGCTTTTTGCTGCTAATGTGACCTCAAGATTGATTTTGAGTCTTCCAGTGTATTCCTTACGTTCCTTCATGTTTTTTGATCTCCTAATGGGTGAGTTTTTTACTGATAGTTGATAACTGTTTCTTGATAATTAATGCTTCACAATTTTGTCAACTTCCTCATCATACCAAGAAAAAAGACACTCATAACACCTCGAAATATGACAAAAATCATAAACGTCTAGGGTGATTTTTCTGTCTGGCATCCACGCCTTTAAGGTTTTTCCCGTTGATTTTAGCAGAGAAATTACCTCTTTTTCGGTCAACTCATCTAAGTCAAAACTAATCCGATAGTTATCAGTTGTTTCGTCAGACTGTATTAGTTTTCCGTCCTTATCTCTGACTCTTAGCCATAAGGTGTAATTACTTTTGTTTTCCTGTTTCATGATTCCATCCTATAATTGGGCAATGATTTTGCTTCTGACCTTTATGGCAGTTCTGGGAACTCTTTTAAGAACCCTTAACTTTAACCCGTAATGACTCTCTAGGTGGTTTAGTGCTTCTAGGTATTCACTTTCAGCCGCAAGTTTTGAACCCTTTACCACTACTTCTGGAACGCATGGTCCCCAATCATCAGTATCTCTTTCCCATGACTCACAGTCACACCTTGAGTTTGTCCAGGCTATCTCTTCTGGGAATATTGCTATTATTCCTTGATTTTTGTCCACCGACTTATTCCATTTACGGAATATTACTTTAGTTTCTTGATTGTCCATTGCCTATCTCCCGTATTTTTTGTTGTCTGATTTCTATTGTATTGTCTCGTAGTCTTTGGATAACCTCTAATTTGTACCCGTAATGCTTTTCTAGGTAGCTTTTGATCTCTTGGTATTCTCTTTCAGTCGCAGGTTTTGAATTTTTGATTACCTGTACAGGATCGCACGCACCATGCTCACCTACCCACTCCCACGAATTGCAAGTATAACAAGACATTGTACCTACATCTTCAGGAAATATTGCTATTATCCCTTGATTTTTGCCTACAGACTTATTCCATTTACGGAATATTACTTTTGTACTTTCAGTGTCCATTGATTTACTCCTAACTTGCTATTGTCTCTATTATGTCACAATCTGCATTACTTGTCAAGTGTCTCAAATTCTAAATTGTCCCAAAATTTACCTTGACTTTTTTTGACACCTGAAAAGGTTTTTTTGCAATCCTTGCATTGAAACATAGGGTATTTATCTCCCTTAACTGTCTCTTTATATGCCCTGATTACCACGTCATAACTTCCACAATGTGGACACTGGCGACCTTTTAGAATTTCGTAGAACTTATTACAGGTTCTCAGAAATTCTTGATCTGTTACTGTTTTGTTACCCCATTCTACTATTAATGGTAACAATCTCTTTACTAGCGGTTCTCTTGAATGTGTCGGTGACATTTAACTCCTATGTTTCTTTGCTTATGTACCTATTATGGCATCCTTTTACTTCTTTGTCAATTAGTTTGTGACACTTTTCAAATTGGCATATCTTTGTCCTCACTATGTCACTCTCTTTTTTTTTGGAACCCCCTATTTTGGTTTTTTTTTAATACCATTTTGGGTGTTTTTTCAGGCTGTCTTGAGGTTTATACTAATCCTCTAAACCGTTCATACAGTCAAAATAGACAAAATCACTATCTTCTTTTAGCCACTCTACCGTGACATTGCCCCCATCTCCCAACTCTATGTCAGCTTCATAGTCTAAGATTTCTTGAAAATCCCCGCTATTCATTGCCAACCATCTTTCAACGACTTCTCTTTTTTGTTCTTTGGTCAATTCCTTACCTAATCCTGAGTCTTCTAAATTCCCTACATCATAGGGGGATAACTCTTTTAACATAGCACAAGTCTGACCGTACCATCCTAATCCCACTATTCTGATTATGCTTTTGATTACCGTGTACTTCATTTTTGACCTCCTATGGTCACTTCTCTATGTTCCTATTATGTCACTATTTCTCTCGACTTGTCCCTCGCTAGTGGACACTTTCAGAATTGGCACACATAGCCTATTTAAAATCTATATATATATATCACATTTTTTGACCGTCTTTCACCTTACAGTAGCACGTCTTTTGCTCTCTTTGATAGGGTTAGAAACATCATTTTATCTGTTTTTCCCTGCAATAGCTAGTGGTCTAAGTATTTATACCTATAGTATGCCCGTTCTGTCCCCCTTTTGGAGTGGTCTAAGTATTTTTACTCATAGTATGCCTGTACTAACCCCCTTTTGGAGTGGTCTAAGTATTTTTACTCATAGTATGCCTGTACTAACCCCTCTTTGCAGTGGTCTAAGTATTTATACTCATAGTCTCCCTGTACTATCCTTTTTTCGGCTATCCCCTCGCATGGTGCAAACTTCATTTTTGCCCCTGCATTTATTTTTAACTTTCAGCCTTTTCTACACATGGCGCAAACTTCATTTTCGCCCCTGCATTTCTTTTGGTTGCATTAGGTTGTGATTTGTGTCACAGGTTTTTGGGCTTTTTGTGGTCTAGGTATTTATACTCATGGCATCCCTGTCCTGCCCTCCCCTTGAAGACTATAGTATTCACGGGTTTTTGGACTTTTTGTTTCAATCCAGTTACGATTGAGTTTCGATTGTATTACATTTGTGTTTCAATCGTGTTACATTTGTGTTTCGATTGTATTTCGATTGGTTCACACAGGTTTTTGGACTTTGTGTTTGTGGTCTAGGTATTTATACTCATGGCATCCCTGTCTCTCCCTATCCGCCTTCCTGTGTACACTATGGTATTCACAAGTTTTTGGTCTTTTTGTTTCAATCCTGTTACGATTGTGTTACATTTGTATTTCATTTGTGTTACAGGGTTTTTGGACTTTGTGTGTGTGACCGCCCCGCCTCCTTGTCTCTTCTATGTCTTCTTATTGAGAATGATTCTCATTATCATTTTTTGTCCTCTTATTGAGAATGATTCTCATTATCCTTTTTCTGTCTTCTTATTGAGAATGATTCTCATTATCATTTTTTGTCCTCTTATTGAGAATGGTTCTCATTATCCTTTTTCTGTTATCTTATTGAGAATGATTCTCAATATCCTTTTTCTGTTATCTTATTGAAAATGATTCTCAATATCCTTTTTCTGTTATCTTATTGAAAATGATTCTCAATATCCTTTTTCTGTTATCTTATTGAAAATGATAATCATTCTCCTTTTTCTCATAATCTTCTCATAATCTTCTCATAATGGTTTTTGGTGAAATTTACCAATTATGGTGAGTCTGGTCAGCATTGGAGTTTCTCTATGCTGAATACGGTTTGCATTTGGTTTTCTCTATGCTAAGATTGCTAAATCTTCAACATTTAATGCTTTTTCGCTCCTATCGAAAAATTTTGAGTCGAAAACCTGTCCGTTTTAGTGGTGGTTAATGAATGGTCTGGCTAAGTTCACCCAGATTTTTCCCAGTCTAGTACAATTTGTCGACGGTTTGCACCTTTAGTGACACCCAGACTGTACTACTTTTAAAAAATCAATAAAACTCAGTCATATCAAGGGTTTTAATTTTTTGGTACTAATAAAATGCCATTAAAAAATCAATAAAACCCAGTCACTGTATGGGTTGGGTCTGTTTTGTACTATGTAGTGGGGGGGATAACTTTATTTTTTTTATCCACCCCTACTTGAATCGTCGCATTAAAAAAACCTCTAAAAAAGCTTTTCGTACCTTTTGCAAGCATTTGGAAGCTACAAGTACCTTTAAGTACCTTGAAATATTTCCTGCCATATTTTAACTGTTTTTAGATTTTTGAAATGTAACACCCAAGGTGTACTACTTTTAAAAAATCAATAAAACTCAATCATATCAAGGGTTTTAATTTTTTGACACTATTAAAACACCTTAAAAAATCAATAAAACCCAGTCACCGTATAGGTTAGGTCTGTTTTGTACTATGTAGTAGGGGGGGGG